TCTATACAAACGACTTTTTGATTTATTCTAAATTTTGGCGGTCTATTTGGTAACATCTTCTTTTATATTTAAAATTAATTTATTTTTGCATTCCCAAAGAATTTCTATTAATTTTTCTTTTTTTGTGCTATTACTTTCATAGCATATTAAACTATCATTCATTAAAGATATTTTGTTTTTATAAGCAATTTTGCCAGAATGTATAATTATTTTATCAAAATATGGAGTTTTTACATATGTAGAAAAGAAATCCCAAATAACAATTTTTCCAGTAAGTTGTATTTCTGTACTATAAGCCAAATGTTGCTCCACTTGTTTAATAAATTTTTCTTTTTCTTTCTCTTTTGTATTATTTTTTATTAAATTAATATCTATTTTTTTACCTTTTGTAGTTTCTATAGAGATAAACATCTTTATTAATTCTTTACTAAATTTACTAAAAACGTCATAAATTTTGGATTTTACTAAATGCTTTTCAGACAATTGTTCATAAGTTCTGTTATAATCACCCCAACTACTATCAGTTACCGATAAAACTTGCCTACTAAAAGAAAATTCTATAACATATTCTATACCATTACCTAATAGTAATGTAATTGGTTCATATTCTTTTTCTAAATTTTTAACTCTTAATATGTTAGATAATTTTGATTTTTCTATTATAAAATTTCCAATTTCTAATTTTTGGTTTAGTACTTCTTTATCTACTAATTCATTATGTTTAATTGCTTTTTCTAAAGAATTTGATAATGATTCTATATACTGATCAAGATCTATTTCAACTATTTCATCACAATATTCAGAGTCTAAATCTTCTTCTAAATGTTCAGAATCACCATCTGTTTTTTTAACAAGTATTTTCTTTTTATTGGATTCATCTGTATAAGAACCATCCAGTGACCAAAATCTTTTTAGAGAAGGAGTACCATGCTCTCTAACGCAACCAGCATTATCTATTATTGTTAATATGTCTCCGTCTGATTTTAGCCTAAGACCTCTTCCAACCATTTGTAAGTACATTTGTAAAGATAATGTTGGTCTTAATAACTGAACACATTTTGTCTCTGGAAAATCAACACCTTCTATCATTGTTTCTATAGAGACAATATTTTGTATTAAATTATTAGTATAATCATTAAATATTTTTTCTCTCTCTTTTTCTGGAGTTAAACCATCTATGTATGCAGTTAGCCATCCTTCTCTGTTGTATCTTTCACAAATAATCTTTGCATGAGACCTGTCTACACAAAATATTAATGATTGTTTATCATTTGCATATTTTCTAAAAGAGTTAACAGCATCTTCTATCCTTTTATCATCTTTCATATAGCTAGATAAAGATGATATTTTGTAATCAGCAGAATTTCTTTCTACAGATTTTTTAATATCTTTTGTTGGAGTACCATATATCTTATAATTTGATAGATAACCCATTGATATAAGATCTGCTGTATCTACATTCGATATAAGCTTTTCATAATACTTGTTCAATGGTTTTTTATCTTTGCGTATAGGAGTTGCTGTTACTCCTAATAATTTGTAATTAGGATTATGATCTAAAATTCTGTTAAGAACTATTTCATAAGATTCAGACGCTGTTCTATGGGCTTCATCTATGATTACATAATCGAATGATTTATTTTTAATTTCTTCAAATCTATTATCTCTCACTAAAGTATTTATGCTGCCTATTAAAACATTAGAATTTATATTTTCTTCTATTTTGCCAGCAACTAAACCAATTTCTATGTTAAGATTATTAAAATGGGTTTTTAGTTGCTTTAATAAACTTAGACGATGAGCTAGTACTAATATTCTTTTATTATTTAAAAATTCTTGAGAGACAAATTCTGATACAATAACACTTTTACCACCACCAGTAGGTAGAACATATAATACTGATTTATTTAAATCTTCATCAAAGGATTTTTTTATCTCATTTAAATCTTTTAATTGATAGTCTCTTAACATGTAAATATAATAATCGCTAAAATAAAAAATGTTTCAAAAATAATTATAAGTAAAATTACTTTTTTTAAAATTTACTAAAATAGTTTTATTCATTTTTTGTTTCAAGGAAAATTTCTGTCGTATAATTTAATGTAATAGGATCAGACTCATAAAGATTAACAAGATATTGTACTTTATAATTACAATCGTCTTTGGATTCTATAACAACATGTAATAAACCATTGTTAGTAGTTATTATTGCGTTATTAAATATTTCTACGTTTAAATATTTGATTTTATCATCAGAATAATAAATTTTTTCTATACAACTATTATCATCATTTACAAGTAATTTTATTAACTTGGTTTGAGAATACGATAACAAAGATGTTATCAATAAAATGCTAGTTATGATATATTTCATTGGTTATTATTCTTAATAAGTGTGGTAATTCTTCTTGTCTAAAATGATTAAATGAAAATATAACAACTCTATTAGAGTTAATATTGGTCGCATCTACAGAAAACGCTTGTGATAAATCATATTTGTATAAATGTATTGCCTCTATTTCTCTTATATTATTAGTATTAATAACCATAAAAAAGAAATTTTTGTTTAATAAAAGAAAATAGATCTCACCTTCTACAGAATTATCTTTAGTAAAATTTAATCTGTTTGTTATATTTAGCAAAAATTCATTAGTTGTCATTGTTTATTTTAGATAAAGTTTGCCCAAAAATATTTTTATCTAAAGATCCTATTGCAGTTAAAGCCACTAGCTTAGTTCTTCTTTTTAATGAATCTTTAGACATATTTGAGATATATTTATCTTTACAGATAGTATCTAATCTCTCATTAATGCTGAACAATACTTGTGGTATCATAAAGTACAGTTTTTAAATTTTCTAAATTTTTTATTTCTTCTAACAAAATTGTATAGTAACCTAATTCTTTTTTTATTAAAACGTAATCATGTAAAATGTCTACATTTCTAATATTTCCAAGAATACAAACTGTTTCATCTGATTCTTCATACTCCTTAAAATTTTCGACAAAATCTATTAACTCATCTAACTCACTATCTTTAAATTTTATAACACAATTGTTATATTTGTTTAATAATAAGTAATTGGTCTTTATAACTGGTCTTGAATTAAATAATTTTCTTAATTGCATGTTCGATCTAAATATAATTCTATCAAGAGTATGGTCTACCCAGATATCTACTTTTTGTCCTTTTTTAAATAAATCAACATGTCCTATGTTGATTAAATTTTGTAGATAATTATCTTCTACTTTTGTTAATGATACAATATTAAAAATTTTATTGTCTATATTTTCTGTTGATATTGCTATGGTTGCATCATTAGAGCATATTTTTTTCACACAATTAATAAAGTTTGTAACATCATCATTATCGCCTAATATTTCTATAAAACTAGAAATATTGTTTATGTCATATTGACAATTATTTTTTACAAAACCCATAATAATTTTATTAGGCATAAATTTTAAAAATTAATTTTGTGAAATTGCTAAATGTATTAGTATAAAGAAGATATTAAAAGCTTAATTAAAATCTTCCCCATTAGAAAAACTATTAAGTAATAATATAAATTCAAATTTATCTGAACAAAGATATTTTAACTTATCATTAATATGATGAGAAGACCCACCATAAATTATAGATTTAGACATATTTCTATATCCATAATTTTCTACAAAAGACGATAGATTCTTGTGATCTTTAAAATAGAATACATGAAAATTATCAAAATTATCATATAATGCTTTATTGTTTTTTATTATTTCATACCCATAGCATAAACAAAAATTATCATTTCTAACAGTTATTACTTCATTGTCTATTTGTATAGATAAAATTCCATTTCTCAAAAATAATGAACACTTTTCTTTTAGCCCATACATAGAAAATTCACAAAAAATATCATAAAATACGTTTGAATCATTATGTAAATTTGATACTTCATTAGCAATTAAATGAGATCCAAAGATTTTTTCTATAATAAAGCTTTTTCCAAAAAAGAATATATGTAACATTAAATAAGATTTTTATTAATATATCCTGTATTAATTAATGTTTCAAACATTAATTGTTGATTTTGGAAAAATTAATAGCTTTTCTTTTAGAAATTTTTCCCATACCACCACAAACTTTACAATCTTTTTTTTCACCTTTACATGCAGGACAATCAACTAAAGAATCTAAATCATTATTGATTAAATTAGACTCACTAACATTAACAAGTTTTTTTCCTTTTGCCATAACTCATATGATTTGCTGAATATTTATTTTATTTTTTATTATAAAAGAATCTATATCAACACCTAAATCAGCAATATTATTTTCTAATTCATCTAACAAAATGTCCTTTTGTAATGAACAATGTTTTTTAACAAGTTTGAATAAACCATCATCAAAACTAAATAAATTACCTATTAATGTTTCTTTCAATTGCTCGGTTACAAGAAAAATTTTCTTCTCTTTCTCATATATTATAAAAAATACTGATTTTCTTTTTAAATCTATGTACTCACACATAAATTATTTAATAAACTGGATGGTTTACTGTAGAACAAAGACCAGAATAACTACCCCAATTTTCTTTAAATTTTTTAGAAGCAACCTCTATTTCTTCTTTATATTGTGAATTCTTAATTATAAAAGTAACTATAGCTAACTGTAATAATTTAAGAAATTGTTCACTACTTAGTATAGTAGATTGTTCATTAAGATATGCTAAAAGGTTATCTGGTGATTTAAATATAGATCTGCTAAAATTTTTAGAAAATTTTGCTTTTGGTAAATATTCTTGACAAAAATTACTGATTGATAACAAATCAGATATTTTTTCTATTTGGGAGTATCCTTTTTTATTTATACAAGCTATAGCTGTATTATAAGAAGCTTCTATTAATTTTTTACTATTTGCTTCTTTATGATAAAAAAAAGGTTTAGCTCCTAAAGTAAATAAGTAGTCTCTAATTAAAAAAATTTTCATAACGTATTTATAAAATGTATATTAGTAAATTTCACATAAAACCTTTAATAAATTGTTTTGAAAACAAAGAAAAATCAAATAATAATGTTTCAGAAGTTATTGGCTCTCTTAGAAAACCAGACAACATTACTAACATAGAAAAATCATATCCAAAAGTTTTATTTGATACTATTATAGATGGTGATGTTTATAAAGTAGAAGTTATTTTTAGTAAAAAAATCATTAACAAAGAAGTATCGATAGAGATAAGTGCTAATTTTCATATTGAAGATAAAAAAATAACTGATTTATCTAATAAAAATCAACAATTTTCTGTTACTAGTAAAATATTTTATTCTATATTAAAAGTTATTAGTTTATTAGAAGATAGTTTCTTTAAAACAAATAATATAAAGTTTTCAGCAATAAAAATAGTAGGCGTTAGTAGAGAAGGCAAAGATAATGAAAAAAATAATGCTAGATTAAAATTATATTCTATATACATTAAGCATATATTGAATAAAATTGGGAAAAAAGTGAATACAATAAAACATTTTATTGATTATGGAGATTTAGGATTTTATATGGAAGTAGAACCTTTTACAAAAGAAGACATTAAATCTATTTTATAAATTACTTCTTAGAAGAAACTATAATATCTCTAAATATTTTTATAAGGTCTCCTATTCTTTTTAATAAGATTATATTAATAATTAACATAGAAAATGTCATTATCGATAAAATGATAACATAAATTTCCATATTGCTAACACTCAATAGATTTTGTTTTATTTTTAAAATAATCTTTATAAAATTCAAGTATTCTTTTATCCAAAAATACATCTGATCTTTTTAATGGTCTTATTAAAGTTATTCCTTTTAATGTTCTACACCTACTCATGGCAACGTAAACCTGACCACTTGCAAAAGCTCCATTGCCAAAATCTATATTTACTTTATCTAAAGTAGCTCCTTGCATTTTGTGAGTAGTCATTGCCCAAGCTAAAGTAACTGGCAGCTGTATCATTTTTCCAGAAGGTTTTGACTCTATTTTTTTATCTTTTTTAGAAAATGAATAATCAACTGATGTGTATTCTTTTCTATTAACTAAAAATTGTTGATTTCCTATTTGAACAATTATATAGTCTAAATTATTAGAAATATCAACAACAGTGGCTATTGTACCGTTATACCAGCGTCCTTCTACATCATTACTTCTCATCATTACTCTTGCACCAACTTTTAAAAATATTTCTTCATCAACTGGACAAGAATTAGGATTAAAAGAACCTTCTACTTCTGCTTTAAAAACAAATAATTTACTATTTAATTTTGATAGCTGCTTTTCATTTATTTGCTTAGCTATAGCGTTTGTGCTACAAATAGTAGTAGTATTAAAATAATCTACATCTGGATTATAGCATATCTTATTAATACTAGCTATTTCATCTTCTGATATTTGATCATATTTAATTTTATTAAGTAAGTTAATAAAGTTAGTATTATTTTGTCTAAAAACTTTAGTAAAAGGAACTCTGTGATAAAAAGAATTTGATAAGCAATTAGAAGAAAAAAAGAATTCTGTTTTATACAATGATTTAATCATGTCTTTGTCACCACCTTCTTTGATTACTGGTGGTAATTGACATAAGTCCCCAATCATTATAATTTGTTTTCCTGCAAAGGGTGCATTGTCGCCAAGATTTATTTTAAAAAAATTATCTATATAATCAAGGAGATCTGCTCTAACCATAGATATCTCATCAATTATAACAGTATCTATATTTCTATAAACGTCTAATAATTCTCCATTTATTATTCTTACATCATGGTGCGTTAACGGTTTAGGTGGTGCATGAAAAAATTTGTGTATAGTAGTACCGCCAATATTTACAGCAGCTACTCCAGTAGGTGCTACTAATACAGTTTTTTTCTTAGTATTATTAATAAAATACTTTATAAATGTACTTTTACCGCTACCAGCATCACCCAGTATTAATAAATTATCATTAGTATCATTAGCAATTTTAAATGCTAATTCAAATTCATCAGTTAAAATTATTTTGTCCATATTATTATAATTACATTATTTCATTAGTACAGTTTCTTTAAATAAATAATATATCTTAAAAATATTGAACTAAAAAAACATATAAAAATGATAAAAAGAGAAGTTAAATTAGCTAAAAGATTACCATTATTGGAAAATTTGACAATAGTATATGGTAGAAATTTATCAAAATTATTTGAATCTCAAGATATATCTGAAAAAGAATACAATGAGGAAGATTTATTAGATCTTGATGAACAAAAAATTATGGAAGCTGTTAATGCAGCTGAATTAAAGCCAGGAGACAAGATTTTATTAAACCATAAAACAGACGGAGAAATTGAAGCAGCTGTAAAAAAAGTTGTTGGTGATAGAATCTATTGGGCTAATCCAGATGGTAAAATGGGTTCTCTTTCAGTAAAGAACGCTATTAAAAAAATTGGTAAACCAAAAGAACCAACTAATACTAATGAAGAAAAAATTTCTAAAAGAAAAGAATTATTTAAGAAAATTAGTGAATCAAAAAAATTAGCTAATACTAATGAAGAAAAAATTTCTAAAAGAAAAGAATTATTTAAGAAAATTAGTGAATCAAAAAAATTAGATAGATTCAAAAGATCATTATAATTAGAATTTATTCTTTAATTTTTTAGGCTGATCAGTTGATCAGCCTAAAAAATATCATAATATATACACCATATTCAAAATAAGCAATATGGATAAAATAGTAATACAAAAAGAATTAGAAGAAATTTATACAGAATTATTAGAAGAAGAAGACAACAAAACTATAACTAATCCTATAGAAAAAGAATTTTTGGAAGGTAAAAAAATAGGGTTACAAGAATCTTTAGAAGAATACAAAGTTTTTCTAAATAAATGTAATGATGCTACTAGTTTTTCTATAGGAGTAATTTCTTTTAACAATGAAAAAATAAAAGACTTACTAAAAGAAAGAGATGAATTTTCTGGTAGCAATAGAGAAAAAGGAATTTTGTTTGGACACATTGCTTTTAATTCAATTATTAATACTTATTTGCTAGAACTGGGTAGCAGATTAGCTAAAGAAGCTTATATTTCTAATAATAAATAAAGAAAATTAAAATAGTCATGGCTCAAAATGAATATTCTTTTAGTGGAAGCAAAACATCAGTTTCTAAAGATGAACCACTATTTTTAACAAAGTTTAAAGTTACTTTTGTATTGCCTCCACCATTACAGGCACAATTTGATAGTTCCATATTATCAGAACAATTACAAAAAATTGCAGGATTTGATGTAGATAGATTACCAGCACCAGTAGAACAATATTATAGATCTTTAAAAAGAAGATTTGTTGGTACTGTTGCTACAGATGGTGATGCTATTGATTTAGATGTTACTTTTAATGTTAACGTTAATAAAGATGGTATTATATATCCTTATAATATTTTAAGAGCTTGGAGCAAGTTGTGCTATGATCCTAGAACTGGTTTACAATTATTAAAGCCAGATTATACTGGTCAAATAGTTGTAGAATTAGCTAATAAAGTTGGTACTGTTTTAAAGAAATTTTATTCACCATGTATTTTCCCATCTAAACCAATTAACTCTTATGATTTAGAATATAAAAGCGAAAACATGTATGAATTAAACATGGCTTTTGCGGTAGAAGATTGGACTGAACTTATTATAGGCGATCCACAATAAAGTTGTAACAGAATTATTAAAAAACATATTTAATTTTTAAGCTACTCAAAAGGTAGCTTAAAAATTAAATTCATATTTTTTAATATAAAATTTTTTTTCAGAAAAGTCTAATTTATCTTTAGCAGAAATCTCATTATATATGTTGATTAGGTTATTACCATACCTAATAGTTTTTAAATTATTAAATTTTATAACTACTTTTATAGTTTTATCAAAATCAGTTATCAAATAATCATTTGTATTTGGTGGATATATTGCATAAATTAATTGCTGAAAAATTTCTTTCTCTAAGAAAACATTAATTCTAGGGTCTTCATTACCCCATTTTAAAAATTCTTTAACATTTTCAAAGCCATTTTGTAAAATATCCTTCAGATGCTGATTGTTATTAATTAATTTTACTGATTGAGTATTATTTAATACCAGCTCAAGAGAGTGATTACTATAAAATAATATATTAATCTCATTTGATAGAAAATCTTCTTCTAATGGTAGCTCCTTTTCACCATATATTTTACAAACAACCGTATTGCCATATTTTATTTTTAAAATGTGATTAGAAATTATTTCTTTGCCACCATTTTTATCATTTATATTAAGATCTTTAATAAGTTTTTGCCAATTATCTTTATTAAGATACTTTACAATAGCAGTCTTATTTTTATTAAAATGAGATGCACATTCATTCCAAATACTTAACAAATAATTGTAAGTTAGACTATTTTCCTTTTCCTTAATTCTATACAAGGTTGAATTTTTTTCGTAATAAAGCTGAAAATCTTTCTTGTTCATTTAGCAATATTTTATTTCTTAAAAAATTTATAAAAGCAAATATTTTTGTATCATATATGTCACTAGGTTCTTTTTCTATTGGAAAATAATTATTATAAAAATAGTCTAAATTGATTATAGCGAATTTCAATTTGCCGTATTTGTTTATCCAATCACAAGTTTTTATAAAAAATTCAAGATGATGTTTATAAATATTTATATATGGATTATTAAGTAAATCTACACAAACAGATTCACTAAATATATCATTTATAAATGATTCTTCAATATCTCTTAATTTGTTTTCAATATATTGAGATTCATGCTTAAATTTTCTATTAATTTCCCTATTAGAAAATTTTTCATTAAAATTAGGAAATACTAAATCAAATTTTGTTCTCTTTGTTACTGCTTTCATCTATCATTAGTAATTAATAAGATTATTTTAAAACACTGACATAAATTTTTCTTTAAATTTTTCTATTAAGTTATCTACATGACATTTTTGATTACTTTTACAAAAGCAAGCAAGCCTTTTACCAGACAACTCTATCAATTTGTTCAACAAATATTCATTAGTTTCTAACCGTTCTTTATGTTTTTTAAAGATTCTTCTTTATTATTGGTTTTGTAAGAAGCTATTTTTGAATCTTTGTGACTAAATGGATTACCCCAAATACTTGGTCTTCCACAATATACATCATACTCTTCAGAAATATGTACTCTTATTGGTAACTTTATGTTATCCATGATTTAGTACTTTTTTACAAGTAGTATTATTCATCCATATAAGCTAATTTAGTATATTAGCTAGATTTAGCAAACTTGTTTAAATCTATATCCTTTAAATTTTAATTGCCCCCCAAAGATAGTATTATTTTGCTTATCTATTTTAGCATCATCTATTGTAATGTATTTCTTATAGTTTTCAATTATCATATAAGGATGATTTTTTTCACTTAATAAAAATCCATTGACAGCAGCAAATCTATTCATAGATGATCTATCTTCATTTGTTAAATTAAGCACATATACTGTGTCAGTATCTGCATAAATAACTTTATTTTCTAAGATTTTGTGTAGATTAGTCATTATTTCGCTACTTATCTTGCAAATTTCATTTGGAATGTTTTTTTCAGCAGACAATAAATTGTGATTTTTTGAAAACATCCCATAAGTCATGTTAATGAAAGTTTTTAACAATTTAAATAATTGAGAATCTTTCTCTATTTCTGATAATATTTTTAATGAAGCATTCATTACTTCAATTAGGTTTGAATGACTAAATTTAACATTTTTAAAATTGTTTACTAAAATATTTGGAAAAAATAATTGAAATGATATTTCAGCAACATCTTTCAAAAGTATTCCCTTTTTAGTAACATTAAACCAAAGATATGGTCTAAATTCATTTTTTTGAACAACAGAATAATGTTCTACAATAGGTTGTTTAAATCCTAATTCTAAATGTATCAAAGTATAAACATAAAACCACATTTCTGGATACATTTTGTACGGATTTTGGCTTAAAAATTTATCTGACCATTCTTTATCATTTGTCTTATTAAAAATATAAGACATCATCTGAATAATATCAAAATTGTTTTTTAGCTCTTTTTGGTCATTATACTGTGACCAATCTAAATAAGCTTTTTCTAAAATGTTTGTTGTTTCCATGTTTAATAGTTTTTGAAGTTATCTCAAATAATTTTTAATTAATTCTATTAAAATTAGCTGTAATAATAGCTTTAGTTTCATACATGTATACTATAATATACATTTTTAATTTTGATAACATATCATACATTATTTTTATTCCAGACATACTTTAATAATCCAGAACCATATATTTTATAAATATTCTTTTTTATTAATACCTCTTGTAAATTATCATTACTATTTTTTAATACCTTATGTTTTTGTAACTTATATCTTGATATTTTTTTAAATCCATCAGTATACCAAAATCTATCATTAGTAACTTTTTCAAGACGCATTCCTAATTTTTCATAAACTTTTCCAGTAAAGTAATCTCTATCAGAATAAGTAATTACAAAATCTGGCTTATTATCTTCTAAAAAATAATTCCATAATTTTTCAGCACCCCCAATAACGATAGTATTAATTTTAGTACACAATCTTTGAATTTCCCAATGATCTTTTTTCTTTATAAAGCTCATTAATTGTACTAATTCTCCATTATAATATAGACCATAACACACAGTACTAGAATTGTAACCTTGTAAATGATTACCTTCTAAAAATAATCTTTCTTCTTTTAAATTAACTTTTTTCAAAACACATTTTCTTGCATATATCTTTTCTTTAATAATACCTATAGATGTTAGCAATATTGATTTAGAAATCTCTTTTTTATATTTCCAATCATCTTCCCATAAATTTATTACTCTGTAACCAAGCTTTTGAAATAATTCATATCTGTTGAAATGATGATTTTTATCTTTAAATTTAGAAGAATGCCAAATTAATCCATTACATTCTATTATAAGATTTTTTGATTCTATTAATATATCAACATTTGTTTTGTTATTAAATTTAGTACTATTTTCTTCTATATGAACAAATTCTTTTATAAATCTTTTAACTTCTTCTTTAAAAAAGACTTATGATCATCAATTGGATTACATTTTGTGCATATTTCGCTCTTTGTGTAAAATCTGGTTTTTAGAGTTTCTCTTAATATTTTGAATTCTGTATTACACTCTTTATGATATAATGTACATTCTATATTATCATGCTTTAATAAAACGTAATTATTACCTATTTTATTAGTCCACTTTAATATGTGGTTATTTTTCATTTTTTCTTTAAAAGAATTTGTTTGAGAATTATGGCTTACATTATATTTTTCGTTTAATGTTTTTTTAAGTTTATTTTTAACAATTTCTGATTTCATAACATTATCACAGCCATACTTTTTAGTAATTGTGATTTTTTGTTTTTCTTTGAATTCTTTTATCTTTTGTGGATTATCTGTACCGTACTTACGTAACATTCTTTTACTCAATAGCACTGAATCATTACCATTATTATTTTTTTGTGTAATTATTGATTGTTTAGCAGAACAACTAGCACTACAAAAAACATATTTAGCTTTTTTTGAATTCCATTTTTTAGGTTTTCCACATATACATTTAGGAATTTCACTTCCATTTTCTAAATGCCATTTTTCTTTAGCTTTCATAATTAACATTTAAAATATTTTGGCTGGTTAAATTAACCAGCCAAAAACTAAAACAAACTACTAAAAACAACAATTAAAACAACTACTAAAACAGCAAAATTATTATATTGCAATAAAATTACCAACAACTGGGTTATTACCTCTAGTGAGGGTAACTCTATTAATAAACTTCTTAGCAACTTCTGTTAATGTTAATTCAACATCAATAACAGCTGCACCATTTTGAGTAACCCAAAATGGATTGTTACTTCTGTCGAAAATTATTTTAAAATCTTCAATAGCTCCAAAACCATCTCTAATATTTGCATAATATTGTGTTAATGCAGCTTCAACAGTAGTTCTTAAGATATCATTGTTAAATTCAAAAGGGAAATTGTCTAAAATTTGTTCAGTATCAATTTCCATAGTAATCAATGTATCTCTAGCATGAATGTTGTTTAAAATACTATTGAATTTTTGATAACTAGTTTCATTACCACCAATAATTACTCTTCCATCAGCTTTTTTATAAATTGGATTTATACCTTTTTCTTCTAAAGCACCTCTTTGTTCTTTAGTTAAAGGATAAGTAACTCCGCTAACAGCATATTTAGCAGTACCAGTAATAACACCAGAATTAGTACCCGCAACTGCTTTAAAAGGATTGGAACGATACTTTCTAATAAAATTATTAGAAACAAATGGTGCTGCCACTGGCTCTATAATATCTCCGTTATCTAATCTTACTTCTAGATTAGGGAAGAAGAAACCAACAAATGATGCACCTTGTTCTTCTTCTGGAAGGGTATATAGGAAAGTAGGATTCTCTGCAATATTACCACCATCATTAATATACTCAATATTAAGTACTGGTAATGGATCAGAAGGACTAGGAGTATCAGTAAATCTAGGATCTTGGCTATCTCTAAATTCTTGTACTGTAGGAGTATTTAAAATACCAAGACATTTTTGTCTCTTTTTAATAAATTTAGATAATATACTTTTAGAATTTGGTTCTAACCCATGATTAAATGTATCAACAAAATATCTAAAGCTAATCATTTCTGGATCAGCCATAGCTTCAGCTAAGTTAGTTTCTGTTAAAACAGAATAAATTTCTTTCATTCTAGCATTAGTTCCATCTGGCATGTGAGATGGTTTAACAGTATACCCTTCTAATGTAGTAATATCAAAAGTATTAAACATTTGAGCTAAAGGAATAAACCTTTCAACTTGAGTATTAGAGTTTACATCAACAAATAGTTTTATGGTATTATCACATTCTACATCTAAATGAGTTGGAACTGGAGACCCATGTCTTTTAATAGACAAAATTCTTGCCATTATAGGATCTCCATTTACATCTTCTCCACTAAGATAATGACCAACTTTTATATCATTTACAAAAGATATTGGTATTCTAACAGTTTTTGAATTAACAACTGTTGCTGGTAACCTTTTATTAATAGAACCTACTAAAGAAATAATATTAAATAAAGTCGGAGTAGTAACTGGATAACCCATAGAATCTAATGTAGATCCAAAAGTAGGTGCATTACCAGGAGTAATAGGTATAGTTAAATTAGAATCAGTAAAGAATGATATTTTTAATAATTCTCTAAAATCATTTGGTGGGAAAATATTACCTTGTGAATTTACTAATTCAAATTTAACATAATAAGTATTTCCAGTTACTTCTACTTTATCGCCATTAGTTAGCTCACCACTCTTCCAGTCTAAATAAACTTGAGATTTTTTATCAGCATAATAAAATGTTGATGATCCGTCAATATCAAATCTGTTAATTTCTGAATCATAATGAAAATCACCAGTAGTACCAGTTACTCCACCAGAAAAAGAACCTGCTGTAGCTGCTACAGTACCAGTTACAGTTACGCTAAGGGTATAACTATTTGCTGTAGCTCCACTGCCAGAAGGTGCTGTAATAGTAAAGTTAGCTAAGTTACTAGTACCAGTATAACCATGATTACCAGTATTTGCCATAACATCAGCTATTAATCCAGTAGCTACGTCAGTTGGAGTATCTAAGTTTTGAACAGTGTATGAACCTAAAAGAATAGGAGTTGGCGTATTTGAATATAACTGAATAGTGTTTCCATTAGAACCTGCATTTGTAATAGTACCAGAAGCCGTTGCTAAAATTTCTGTTACAGGAGGAGACACCCAAAGATCTACAAAAGAACCACTATTGCTATTTTCTAATGATTTGAATTGATTGGTTACAGTAAATGTAACTGCACTAACTGTTTTTAAAACAGAAGTTACTTGTAAGGCTGGTTCAGTTATTGTAATACCTGCTGCAAGACCAGCAGGAGTAGTAACACCTCTAAATAAATCTCCAATCTCTAATTCAGTATGTAATGTATTAAAATTAGGATTAGAGTTAGTTACTTGTACTGTGATACTCTTAACATTAGAAGTTACAGTTACACCAGTGGTAGCATGCAGCACAAATGGCGTAAATGAAGATTTTTTAGTATAAGTAAAATCTTGTGTAAGCTTTCTTTTATATGATAAAAAGTTGGCATTGCTAACATTATTAGTAAGCAATCTGTGTCCAACCATATCAAGATATTTTACATTAGAATTAGTTTCATATGCATCTAATTCTCTCTTATCAATAGCACAAAGAACGCCAGTTACTAAAGTTTCTCTATTAATTAAACTTTCTATATCTAATGATTGACCATTCTTGTCTCTAAATTCTGGAATAATACAACCAGTGTATAATCTAACAAGATTAACATTAGGATTATTAACAAATTCTTCTAACTTAGAAGCTATTAAACCATTATTATCAAAATATTGACCAAAAATAGGATCTGTAGACAACTGTGCATATTTTGCTGGACTAAAATCACCATTTATAACATAAACATCAACAAAATAATCCGATATTAAATCTGTAGGTTTAATATATTTTGGTATTAAATCCTCATTAACATACCAATCTCTTGCAGTTACAGCAAATTGTCTAGCAAATGATGATTTTTTTATGATAAAGGATAATTTGTTCTTAGAAACATTAGCTAAATTTAGTATACTTTTTTGATCTTGAATGTCTCTTGTTGCTAATAAGTAATTTTTATCAGCAAACCAAAATCTCTCTTTATTAAAATAAGATGCTAATAATTTTTTCTTTACGTTACCATTTAAAGTGGCTACGTCTGTAGAAAATGATCTATATTCAGCTGTATCAGCATTTATAGTAGGATTACCATTACCGTCTAATTCATTATTGACTTTTAATAAATTTAAAGCTATTACTGGACCTTCTTCTAAAGCTACATCTAAAGCTAAATGAAACCAAGAACCTTTTCTTTCAAGAGTGATATCTCTTGGTCCGAAAAGTCTTTCTGCAGTTTCTCTATCTCCTTTATTGATGAAAACAGGAGCATTAAATATTCCTGTTTTAGAGTAACCAACAACTAATCTGATAGGTTCAGTTGATTGTACATTGGGTGACTTACTAGCATCTCTGTATATTGTATATACACCAGATGCACGAAAAGTAGTAAGTAATGAATTAAGTGTAATTAAACCTTCTGCCATTTTTGATTGTTTTTATTTTTCTATTTATTGATAAAAGTAAAAATTATTTATCAATTGGCAGTTTAATAGATATAATTACATCTTTTTACAAAACATTTTGTATTCAAACAGTCTGCTTCTTTTTAAAGAAAGGCTTTCTTTATAAGTAGAATCGCTCGTTCTATATTTACAATATTTGAGGAAATCATTTTCATTAACGTTGTTATCGATTATTTTCTTTTTTAGGGAACTCTTATTATAAGTTTCAATACCTAAAGAAAATATAAAATGTGCTATAGATAACTGCTGATTATAGTCTAAAGATTTGTGTAATTTATTAACATAATCTAATGCTAGCTGAAAATCTTTCCTCAATAATGAATCTGCTACAACTTCTGATATTGTATCATAATGTTCATAATTATTAATTCTATGACCATACCCTATCGTTAATTTTCCAGAAGGACATAAATAAGGTTTATTAACAAAACCTTCTGTATTTTTAATATCATTTATAACTTCTTCAAATAGTATTTTTTCTTTGTCAAAATAGTGAATATTAATTTTTTTGAAATATTGATTTAAAGAAAATGGTAACAAATTTATTAACAATAATATAATTCTCATAAAGTAATTTTTTGTATAAAAATGATTCTTTTATTAAAAAGTTTCAAATTTTATACATTTATGTTTTTTATGAATGGTAAATTATATTAAATGTATATAATTTAAAGGATATTGTCTATATAAAATTTTGTTAAAAAATTTGCACATGTCATAATTGTGACCTAAGGAACTAAAAATGATTCTGGCTCTAACATCTTGTTTTGCTCTGTTATAGACATATAATTATAATCAATATGATACTCAATATAATAATTTTTGTATTCAGAATCTCTACCTTTCATATTTTTTAAATAATATTTTTTATTAAGCTTCATTTGAGGAGTTTGAATTATCCCGATTACTGAATCTAATCTATGAATAATACCACTAGATTCTCCAAGATGTCTTAACGTTAAATCATCTGCTCCATAACCATCAATTTTTATTTGATGAGCAGTAAGAGTTGCCCATTTATGTTCTATCCCAGCAGCATACAAATCATTAACATTTACTTTATGATGTTGGTAGCTATTTTCAAATGCTAAAAATCCATGATTATTAGCCATTTCAGTTAAATAATCTATTACAAGTACATGTATTTTTTTACCTAAATATTGCTCTAAATTCAAAACCCAATTAGTTACACTTTCTGGTGTTGCTACAGAAAACCTTTTAGTCCATAATTCTCCTATAGGTGAAAAACCATCAACAAAATCCATTGTTGATGAAGAATACTTTTCTATGTGTCTTTTTATAATTTCTGACATTCTAACAGTATCATTAGACAAATTGACATATTCATTAATTGGTATATTAAAAGCATTTGCACCTATTCTTTTATATAGCTTTTCAACTGACATTTCAACACTGGCTAAAGCAACATTACATCCATTCATCCATAAATTTTTAGCAAATTGACCTAGCCATATAGAATTGTGACTTAATATATCATTTGTATAATAACTATGATCTTCTGAATCAATTTGTAAATCAAACATGTTTTCAAATATATCTGTTTGATAAATTGTAATAGTCTCTATTCCATCTTTTGTAATAATTTCATTTCCACTAATTAAATCGCTAACTGGTTTTAAACCATTTGGAGTGAATATTAAATGTTCATCAGCACATTTTAATACTTTTCCTAAAGAAGTGTTTAGTATGTAAACGTTATATTCTATTGTTTTACCGATTGCTTTAATTTTAACCCACCGATCATTACTGGTTAATACTTCATAGTTCTCTGGTTCTATTGTTTGCAAAAATTTTCCCTTAACATTTTCTTTTACTAAAGAATAAGTAGTTAAATAATTAAAAAATTTACCAATGTAAATCTTTTCAATTTTTTTACTTAATGTATGTCTTATTGTGATATGAGTGTCATAACACACACATTTACCAATATTACTTTCTCCAACTAATAAAGTGAACTCTCCAGGAGTTAATCCACCATTGGGATTGCCACTGACCCATGTATTAAATAATGGAAATCCTGTATTGTATAATTCAGAAGGTGGTATTTGTCTATGAGCATCTGGGTCTAATATGCTTTTACCTAAGTCAGTATCAATTGATATAGAACTTCTTCTATTAAAAATTTCTCTAGATTTTTTTATTATATCGAAAACATTATCTGGAGTAATTTCTTGTTTTCTTTCCCATTCTAATGCTAATTTATGACCTTTTTGATGATTTTGCCAAGCAATCCAAGCAGGTATTGCTTTTTTCATATAATCTTCAGAAAACTGACTTAGATCAGTTTCTAATATTTGCTTAGCATTTATTAAAAATAACCTAATATTTTCTTCTTTTGATAATTCTTTATCAATAATAATATTAGATTGATCGTCTTCTATTATTATTTTTATTTGATCTAAAGATGGGTTTTTTAAATTAAAAGGAATTTCATTAAATTCATTATAAAATTTTTTTGTAACCTTATACAATGCATTTACAAATTTATTCTTAAAAAAATCTTCATCTACTACAGCAAATAATTTGTTTTTACAGACATATAGGTAAGATACATTCTCAAAAGTTAAATTCATAAATTAAGAAATTTTTTCTATGAATGATTCTTCATTATTAATGGTTATTAAACCCTCTGTACTAGCAGAATTTATAATAGCAGTAATTCTTTCTTTTGATGTATTACAAAAATGTTCTTGTAATTCTTTAAAAGTAAATTTCTTTTTCTTTTTTTCTTTAAATAAAAACATTAAATCATTGTGATCTAATGAATCACCAAGCAATTTATAATCGCCATTAAGATATTTTATCTTCATTAATCTAAATCAAATAAACCGTTAGACTCTAATTCTGATAAAGAATTATTAATTTCATCTTCACTCATGGTTTCCTGTTGCTCTAGCTCATTCTTACCACCATATTCAAAGAATGGTCTAATAACTTTATCTAACTTTAATAAAACATCATCATTCCATATTTCTTTTTTAAATAATGATTTTGTAGGTACTGTTACTCCCAAATGTGCAACAGCCCATTCTGGTGAAGTATCTTTACCAAAAGCAAATTTATAACTTGCAATATCAGCTTTATAGGAACATCCTATTGCTAATTTTGTATCAAATAATTCTTTACTGTTTTTTGATGGTAAATTTCCTCCAACTACGTATACTCTACCATTTTTAATATTTTCTTTTAAATTTTCATAAAAATATTCTTGTTTGTCTTTACTAGACATTTCAAAACATTCTTTATAAGAAAAAATTTGCTTATCATAATTATTTTCTTGCAATTTCTTTTTTGATATAAGCATACTAGGTAAATCAAAATATTCTACAAATTTGCCTCTACCTACTCCACAATTGTCTACTGTTGCAAAATTATCTAACCCTAAAAACTTGTTCATACCTTTATTAAAGTTAATCTTAATTTCAACTTTCTTAAAAGGTGCAACGAACCTATTTTCAAAAGTCTCTGCTATTACTATTACCCCTGTTTTTTCTTTTCCATTGCTAGATTCTTCATAATCTGGTCTTTTTCTTAAATAAGTTATTATACTAGAAAAATATATTGAACCCATGCCACCACTTATTACTTTCTCTTTCATTCCATTACCACTAATTGAATCTCTTTCGTAAATATGAGCAGTTCCATACAGTGGTATTCCACATTTACCAAGTCTAGTAGATGCAAGATTCATTAACAATTTTAACTCTCTGGCAGCACTCCCCATGTCAACTTTAATATCACCCTTTAAAGCATCATCAAGTTGTTTTGCACCTAATAATCCGTTATAAGAATCTAAAAAAAGAGCAATTTTAGGTAATTGCTTACCTTCTTTTTTCATTTGCAATAAAGATTGTGTAAGCTTTGCTACAAAAACTGTTATTTCATTTGCTGTTTCTGGTTGTGATACCCTACACTGATCCTCTTTAATACCAAAATCATAAATTAATTTTTTCTTTGTTGGTGAATTTTCTGTCTCAAAATAATAAAGAAAATAACCATTTTCTTGGAATGATTTCATTATATTAAATAATAAAAACGATTTACCAGTTTTAGGATCCCCTGCTATTGTTACAATTTTATTGTTTGGTGCACCAGCGATAATACTTCCACTCCATAATGCATTTAATAAACAATTACCAGTATCTAAAAATTCTGTAGATTCAAAATCATTAAAATCTTTTAATAAAGAACCACCTTTATCAAATTCTGATAGAAATTTGTTTATATCAGCATAATTGTCTATTCTGCCTGAAAATGGTTTTGCTTTTGGAACTTTGTTAAATTGACTCATTTTACTTATTATTTTTGACTATATTAATTAATGGTTAGCTATATATTTGTTTCAATATATACATAGAATAATAAAAAACTTTTACCATGAGCAACTTAGATTATTTTAAATCATTAATATTAAAAAATAAATTTTCATATGTTAGTATACTTAAGAAAAATAGTTTATTTGATAGTTTCATGAATAGTTTCCCTTATTTAAAAGATATTTACGGTGACAATATTTCTAATAAACAAGTTGCTTGGCATTTAATTAATTCCCCAGAAATACAGATGTGTGATGTCTGTAAAAAAAAGCCAAAATTGTTTATTTACATGAAAGGCAAATATGCAGAAACATGTAGTGAGGCTTGTAGGAGAAAGCTTGTTTCATCTAGAATAGATTTTAACGAATTATCAAAAAAAGTAAAACAAACGATAGCTGCTAAGTATGGATCAGAAAATTTTTTTAAAACAAAAGAATTTAAAGAAAAAAATAAAGCAACATGTTTAAAAAAATATGGAACTGAATATTATCTTCAAACAGACGAATTTAAAGAAAAAAGTAAAGCAACATGTTTGAAAAAATATGGAGTTGACATAGTTTCTAAGTCAGAAAAAATAAAAGAGAAAGTAAAAGAAAATAATCTGTTAAAATATAAAAAAGAACATTTCTTTCAAACAGAAGAATTTAAAGAAAAAAGTAAAGCAACATGCTTAAAAAAATATGGCACAGAAAAAATATTAGAAAGTAGCAACCATAAAAATATCCTTTTTAAAAATAATAAACCAGATTATGAGAAAATGCTAAAAGCATTTAATTTTTCTTTAATAAGATATGGCAAAACATGTGAAATTAGTTGTCAATGTGGAAAGACATTTAACATAAACAGAAATACCTTAAATAATCGAATTTATAAAGGAATTAATATATGTAGAAATTTTTGTGATAAAGATATAAAAATATCATCTGGTCATAAAAAATTATTAGAGCAAATCCAAGAATTTTATAAAGGAAATATTTTAATAAATCATAAAATATTTAATCAAGAGCTAGATATATTTTTACCAGATTTGAACATTGGAATAGAGTACAATGGGTTATATTGGCATGGTGAATTAAAAAAAGAACAAAATTATCATAAAAATAAGTTTTTGTTTTTTGAAAATATTGGAATTAGACTAATATCTGTTTGGTCTGATGATTTTATCAATAAAAATGATTTAGTAATTAATGTTATTAAAAATGCTATTACTGGTGGTGAAAAGATATTTGCTAGAAATTGTCATGTAAAGTTAGTAGAAAAAGAAAAAGAATTTAAATTCTTAGAAGAAAATCATTTACAAGGTTATAATGGAAGTACTGTTTGTTATGGCTTATATCATAATGAAGAATTAGTACAATTAATGAGTTTTACATATTGGAAAAGTAAAAAATCATGGGAGATTCAAAGGTTATGCACAAAAATGGACATTAATGTAATTGGTGGAACAGAAAAATTATGGAAGCATTTTTTATCTAATAATAATCCTAAGCATGTTTTCAGTTATTCTTCTTGTGATTATTTTACTGGAAAAGTTTATGAAAAATTAGGAATGAATCTTGAAAAAATTACAGAACCTAGCTACTGGTGGAGTGATGGTTATGAAAGAATAACTAGGCAATCTGTTCAAAAACATAAGTTAATTAAAATGTTTCCAGAAATGTCTAATATGAGCGAAATAGAAATAATGAAAAGTCTTAAATATTTTAGAGTGTTTAATTGTGGTAATAAAAAATATTCTATTACATTTTAATTATTAAAAAATTACTGCAAATGAGATAATTTTAGACACATCTAAAATTCCATTTTCAATTGGGTTTGTTTTAAAAATTGCTGTAATTTCATTATTATTGATAAAATCATAATTATCTTCATCCCAAATAGTAATATTGACATGTTTATCTGACTTACCACTAGCAAATTCTACTACGCCTATTGCTTTATGAGCTAGTTCATTAAAAGCATCACTATCTTTTAAAGAATTTAGATTATTTAACAAGGATTTATCAATTTTAAATAATAATATTTTACGATTATTAATGATACTTTCATAATCCAAATTATAAATATTTTTGTTTATAGAATAATATTTTTCTTTAATTAACTTAGAAAGTTCTATAACAAGTTCTAAATCTTCTAAAACCATTAATTTTTCATCGATAACTTCCATTGGATAGCTAAATAAAGTCCCATCACATATTAAAAAACCTCTTTCATGTTTATAAATGAAAAAACTTGGATAAAAAAAATGATTGATAAATCCATTTTGATTGAATGGATTATATTGTAATAATTTGTCTTCTATGTTAGGGAAAGTATCTTTTAAGACATACTTTTCTAAGAATTGCAAAACTTCTTCTGTTGATAAAAATGAAGATTTAAATTCTCTAAAAAAATTATGCTTAGTAGGTTTTGCAATTAGATTATTATCTTTAGAAAATGATACGTTTCTTTTTGTTAAAGATATAAGTATTACTTTAGAAGAAGATATCTCCAATAATTGTTCTTCTTTTGAAAGCTCTAAAAATTTTTTAAAGTCCATTGTTTATTTTTAATGATTATATTAACTATCACTATTGGTTTCATTATACCATTGAGTAACTTTTAGCCAATCATTTTTAACTTCTTGTGCAATTTGATCACTATTGGTTATTATCCTATCCAATATTGAAAATTCAGCAAACGGTTCATAATCTTTTAAATTTAAAGATGGTAATCTTGAAAGATCTTTTCCAGCTAGTAAATTAGGGTCTTGCACTGATAAAAGTTCATTAGTAACTTTATGTTTATAGTCAATTATTAAAAATGGATATTTTTTTAAAAATTCTTTTAAAGTCATTTTTTGCAGTTATGTATCACTTTTAAAAGATATTCTTTAAAACCACTTTTTTTAGTAATACTTTCATAAAATACCATTACACTTAAACCTAATGATTTCAAATAATTTATTTTTAATCTATCTTTTTCTCTGATTATGTTTGTATCAATAATCCTATTTTTAATTTTTATAAATCTTTCATTAAAAAAAGTAGGATTTACATGAATAACGTCTCCAAAAATTTCTATAATAAGATTTTTATCAGGAAAGAAAAAATCTGCTGAATATTTGCCAAATCTTTTATTATGTATAAATTTTACATTATTGTTTGATAAAAAGTTAATTAGCTCTAATTCTTGATTACTAATAGAATGTGACTTTTTCTTATTACAAAAAATACATGTTTCTTCATTATTTTTAACTCTTTTATTGTATAAACGCTTTGTTATATAATAATGCCTATTACATTTTTCATCGAAGCAATAGTAATAGCTACCATATTCTTCTATTACCATATTCCACCAAACAATAATATTTCAGCGTTTATTTTAGGTATACCTAATACACTTAGTATATTATTCATTGGATTTAAAAATACAGCCTCAAATTGTGCTTCATAATTTATTGGCATAGCTATTTCTGCTGGAAAGAATCCTGGAAAGAATCCAAAAACATGTCCATTTTGTGAATGATAGTATTGTATTTTGTTACCGCTTTTTATAAATGGGTATTTGCTTTTATAGTTACTATTATATAATAAGTAATTGTAAACAGCAGCTGCTCTAACATGCTCTGGACAACCAGATACTAATTTCAATTCTGTAGTATCTGATATAACATACTTGTTATAGTTATTAACTTTCTTAAAAAACGATATGTTTGATATATTATTAGTAGTTGTAAATTGATCTTTAATTTCTTTTAGTAATTTAACTAACTTATCAGTATTCATTTCAATACCACTATCCATAATAAATTCTATTGTTCTTTTCATTTGTTCTCTTACATATTTAGGAGTAGATTTTTTATTTATATCTATGCCTTTGAAAGATAATGATTTTAACCTGTCATTAATTATCTTTCCACTCCACATGGAATTTTTTATGTACATTTTTTTTGCTACCCACAAAATAGAATAATTGATTTGTTCTAAAGCTAATTTAAAAGAAGGTTTTCCGTTAGGTCTTTTAGTAAAAGCACCATACTTTTCACAAAATTTATCTAACATTATAGAATAATAATTGATTAAGCCATAGTGATAAACTTTTAATATGAACTCAAGCTTTACATAATCTGGATTATTGTAATTTGGTATTACTTTATAAACCTTTGCTATAGTTTCATCATATGAAGGAGTGTACGTTACATTTTTATAAATTTTATCGAATACTACCATTATAGAGTCAGTATCTGCATAATGCACAGTGTCAAAATTATGATAAGCTGGTACTGTACACCCAATCTTAGCTAGTAAAGCTTTGTCTTTAGGAAATAATTCTTTGAAATAGTAGTTAGTTATGTTTATAGTATATTTTATTAATGATCTTGACTGGGTAGTAACAGACTCTGCTACTCTTCTTTCATATAATATAAATTTTTTAAAACCTAATACGCCATATATTGAATTGAGAATTATTTTCTTTGATTTGTTACCATTATCTCTTATTATTCTTAGTTTCTTTAATCTATTAATTTCTGAAAGAATTTCTTCTTTTGAGTATTTTTTACCTTGCTCTAATTTAGAATGATGAAGTTTTTCTTGTACTAAAATCATAGAATATATATTAAAACCTAAAACACAATGAATGAAATTACTAGCCTACACAATGAATTAAAAAAATCGACAGAACATATACTTAGACCACAAGTTTTAAGTATGCTTATAAAAAATAATGATAAATTGCTTTCCATATTAATGCAATTGACAAAATTTTTAGATAATGAAAAAAACGTTAGTTTCAAAAGAAGATTATGGCACTTTCAAAATAATTGTTATGAAAAAGTTTTATGTAAAGAATGTGGTATCAATTATGCTAATTGGTCAGAAAGTAAAGGTTACACATCTTGTTCAAAAAAGTGTACAGAAAATAAAAAGAAAAAAATATTCTTAGAAAAATATGGCGTAGATAACCCTAATAAATCACATTTAATTAAAGCTAAAATAGAAGAAACTAATAAAAAGAAATATGGCAGTAAAACAGTTTTTGGAACTAAACATTTTAAAGATATATTGGGTGTTGATAACCCAATGAAAAGCGACATTATTAAAGAAAAAAGAAAATTAGCTATACTTCAAAAATATGGAGTAGATCATACGTCAAGGACTACTGAAGTAAAAAACAAAATAAAAACATATTTAGAAAATAATAAAAAAGATATTGCTGTAAAAGTAAAAAAATCTCTAAAGGAAAAATATGGCGTTGATAATCCAATGAAGAGTGATATTATAAAAAATTTAATAAAAGACAAATTTATAAAAAATCATAAGTTAGATGGATTCACCTTAATTAATATAAATAACGGTAAATTTGAATTTAATTGTCACACATGCAATAATGACTTTGTTATAGATAAAACTACCTATTATAATAGAATAAAAAATAACATTAGCATATGTCCAGAGTGTTTTCCTTTAAATAATAAATGGAGTAATTTAGAAAATGAATTACTTAAATTTATTGAAGAAAATTATGATGGTGTTATTATTAAAAATGATAGAGAAGTTATAAAACCAGAAGAAATAGACATTTTGTTACCAGAATTAAAAATAGGAATAGAGTTTAATGGCTTGTACTGGCACAGTAGTATTAACAAAGAAGTTAATTATCATAAAGAAAAAGAATTAGCATGTAGAAAAAAAGGAATCCAATTAATACAAATCTGGGAAGATGACTGGATTTATAAAAAAGAAATGATAAAAGGAATACTACTCAACAAATTCAATAAAAGTAAAAAAATATTTGCTAGAAAAACTACATTAAAATTAATTAACTATAAAGAGTTTAGTAAATTTATAAATGAAAACCATTTGCAAGGAAGTATTCCAGCAAATTTATATTATGGATTGTATAGTGACAATTATTTAGTATGTGCTATGAGTTTTAGAAAAGAAAAAGAAATATGGGAAATATCTAGACTAGCTACAAAAATAGGCTATTCAGTAATAGGTGGAGTTAGCAAAATATTAAAATCATTTGAAAAATTAGCAAAACCAAAAACTTTAATTTCTTATTGTTGCAAAGATTACTTTAATGGCAACACTTATTTAAACGTTGGTATGAAACTAGTTAAAGAAACAAAGCCAAGTTTATTTTTTGTTAATAAAAAATTCGATAAGAGAATTAATAGAAGAAGATTACAAAAATCAGACCAATCAGAATATTATAAAGTTTATAACTCTGGCAATTTGTTGTTCATTAAAGAATACTATTCTTAGACAGATTCTTTAGCATTTACTATTTCTAAATTACTAAATCCATTAGTATTTTTAATATTTATATAATTGTCAAAATAGGAATTGCTAATTGGAGAATGATTTACTACCAATATCTTTATCTTATAAATGTCTACGATATATTTTTTTAATAAATCTAATGTTATATTTATATTTTCAGAATGTAATGATGAAAATACTTCATCATAAAAACAAAAGTTAATTCCTGGATATCTAGTTATCATTAATTTCATAATAGAGATTAATATAGCAGTATCTATCATTTTTTTCTGACCAGTACTAATATTTGATATTTCTCTATGATTTCTGTATAATATTGGCTTAAATTCAGAATTGAATTTGCATCGAATATTTATATTTTGCTCCAGTAATATTGAGTTGATATTATTGTTTATCTCTGGAGTATAATTTTTAATGATATAAGACTTGATACCAGCATCTGATATAGTTTTTTGAAAAATTAAATGATTGATTAAATATTCTTTTTTGTTTTCTAATAAAGATAGCTTTGCTTCTTTTTCTTCTTGTAATTTTTTTAATTTGGCTTCCTGTGATAATAGATGGCTGTCTATTGAATCAGAATTTATTTTGTTTATCTCTTCTTTAATTAGTAATAATCGTTGTGTAACGTTTGATATTAATTCACTATTATTTTTAAGTAATTCCTCTTTTACTTTAAGAGAATTTATATCTTCATTATGACTATTTATGTTAGCAATATCTACGTTAGTATTATAATAATCACCTAGTTCTGATTTTTTAGCTTGTATAAATGATTCTAATGCAGATTTATCTGATTGTAGTTTTATTATTTTATTAATTATGTTATCTAAATGATTTTTTTTAGGTAATAAGTTACTTTTTATAGCATTTAATTCATTTGTTATTGACTCTTCATCTATTGGCTCTTCTACAAAATTAGAAAATTTTTCTTTATTGTTATTAATAAAAAACTCTAAAGAGTTAATTTCTTTGTCCAGATTTAATAATGAAGATTTAACAAAATATAAATCCTCTTTTTCTAATTTAATTAGGTCTTTTTCTAAATGTAATATTTCTTTTTCAAGATCGTTAATGTCTTCTATATTAAAATTTTCATTTAATAAAGAATCATATTCTGGAATTCTGGTAAATCCACTTGTTAAATCCTTTATTCTATAATCACTATTGATAATGGATTGCTTAATAATTTCAATTCTTTTACCACAATCATGAAGTAATATTTCTTGAGATTCTAATAATTTAGCGTTTTCTACAAATGTTTTTTCTAATGTTTCTAATTCATCTTTTATTTCTACCAAATGTGACTTATGAGAATCTGAACTTAATTCTGTATAGCATGTTGGACAAATACCATTCTCATAAGCTTTTACAATGCTTTTGTTCTTTGATATTTCTTTTTGTAAATCTTGGGATATATTTTTGTATGATTTTATTAAATCATTTATCGATGAAAATAATTTTTCTTCATTAAATAAAGCAGTTTTATATTGCTCTAATTCATCATTACATTGTTTCAGTAATTCTTTATTTTCTTTAGATTTTTTATAATATAACTTTAATTCCAATAATTTTTTCTTTTCTTGTAAACTTGACTGTTTCTCTTGCAAACTTCTTTCTAATAAAGATAAACTTTCTTTTTTTAAAGATTCTTCGCTTTTAAGTTGTTCTAATTTAGACAATTGGTCTTGGAAAAATTTGAACTCTTTTATTAATGATAATTTATCAAATTTTTTATTTATATTCAATATGCTTTCATTGATAATGTTAATTTCATTAGTAGTATCATTTTTTTGTTTAGAAAGTTCTTCTAATTGTAATATAATATTTTTTAATTCAGATTCTTTTAGTACAGTAATATAATTGAGTATTGATACTTTTAATGATTTTATTTCTTTTTTAAGAGAGACGTCTGTTGTTTGTAACTGTTTTAAATATTCTTCCTTTTGATTTAATTCATTGGTAAGCTCTTCAAATTTTTTCTTTTTTTCTTCTTTTTGATTTTTTATATAATCATCTATATTTTCTTTAATACTTAATATCAAATTTTCATTTGAGTCGATTTCGTATTCTAATTTTTGTATTTCTTGTTGTATTAATGATATTTCTTTAGATACAGAGGTAAACATATCATTTAATACAAAAAAAGAAAATAATCTGTCTCTTATTTTTCTACAATCATCCGCTGATAATTCTAAAAAAGATTTTGATTGCCCAATTGCAGGATTTACTATATTGTTGAATAACTGATACGGATACTCTAATATGTTTTCTTTAATGAACTTTTTAGTTTCTGGAATCAAGCCAGTATTTTCTGGAGATTCACTATCCCCTTTAAAAACTTTTAAAGAATTTAAAGATGAGATACCATAGTTAGATTCTATTCTCCAAATAGACCCATCTCTTTTTTTATAATAAACACAAATAAATCCATTACCATTAATTTCATTTGCTATTTCTTTTACTGGAATTGAATCATATTCTTGATAAAGACCTATTTTGATTATTTTTATTATAGAACTTTTACCAACACCATTTTGTCCACATACTTGCGTAAAATTACCTAATTTATCAAAATCAATTTCTTGCATTGTGTTACCATACGCAAATATATTTTTAAATTTTACTTTTAATATAGCCATATTAATCAGTTATTTCTTTATTAAATTCTCTATATAAATCGTCAAATTTCTTTACTAGAAAATCTTTTACAACATCGTTCAATACTACCTCTTGCTTTTCAAGTATAACAGCAGACAGTTCATTTATAAATTTATTATAATAATCGTTTATTGATAAAAATTCATTATTTTGTGACTCTTCAAAATCGTCATTGTATATAGTACCTATTGGGTCAAATCTTATACTCTTATAAGAATCTATATTAGAACTAATGAAATTTGTATTAAATGGCTTTAAAGATCCAGGAACAAGTAATCTTACAAATTTATTACTTAGTATTTCCTTAGCTTCACTTACTTCTTTGTTTATTAAATTGACATAATTTTCTACAAGATATTTTGGACTTACCTTATTTTCTATAACTTTTAATTCATTTGTTAAATAATCATAAACTTCTACATAATTAGAATTACCTTGCTCTTGCCATCTCGTTTGATAAGGGCTACCGATATATTTTACATTTTTTATTATTTGTCTTGTATGAATATGACCCATTATTACTTCATTAAAAGTTTGAAAATCATTGACAGACAAATTATTTTCTTTTTCTACTGGTAACCCCTCTTTAGAAAACCCATATATGTCGTTGTGGCCATATAAATTATAGCACCCATCTTCTTTTGCTTGTGAAACAAATGAATTAAATTGATTTTTATCATGTATATATGGTATCAATAAATTCTTTCTGCCATTTATGTCATTAACATAAAAAGGCTTATCTATGATATAAGAATTTTTTATTAGAGAAAATGAAAAATTAGCATTAATTTCTATCTTATCGGTAAAAGGTGTATCATGATTACCAACTAAGAAGAATAATTGTACATTATTGATTTTAGCAAGCTCTAAATTAAGTGAAAGAAAATAACAAAAAATAGTAACATCTATTGTTTGCTTTTTATCAAATTGATCACCTAAAAATATTATAGAAATATTCCTGTTAGGATTACTCAACGACAAATCCTTTACTAGAGGTATTAATATTTTTTCATAGAATTCTTTTGTAACGTTAAACATTTCTAAAGAATTCTGATTTCTTCCTACATGTAAATCTCCTACCCTAACCGTTAAATCTAATTGAAGGCAATTTAACAAACTTATAGACATTAAAACAATTTTTTACTGTTAATACTAACTCTACTACTTAATCCAAGTATTAATTGCTCTTGATGATCAATATCTAATATTTCATACACTAGTTTCTCTTCTGCATTAAAATAGTCACAAAATATTATAAACAAATCTATAAATTCTATTTTTAAATTACTGGATAAAAAGTGATAAAATTTTTTAAATATGATTTGTAATTCATCTTTATTCAAGAAATTTATAATATTGTCTATTGGTTTAATATCATCTATTAATACTTTTTGTATGATTTTAGACTTATCATAAACTAACATATAGTTATCATCAATATTATTCATTATAAAATAATAACCCTTTAATTTTTTGACAATAACTGGGCAATCCATAGGAAATTTTTTATCAAGAATAGGTATTAATGATTTAAATCTATGGTCTTCATTAACTAGATTTGATAAAAATTTGCTTATATAAAAAAGTATTTCTTGATTGTCATATTTGTCTGAATGTTTTACTAAATTTTTAGTAAAAGATTCAGTAAAATCTATTTGCTGTTCCAAATTTGATATATTGCTAGAGTACATTTCAGCTATCATTTCATCATCGAACATTTTTTCAAGTTCTTCTAAAGAGCATTCATAATAAGAACATAATATTTTTTTAGCCTCTTTTAAAGATTTACAATTGCTAAAATCTATTATCTTATAATTTTTTTCTTCTTTAGACATATTACTCTTTTACTAAAGTATTAAAAAAGATAGAATTTTCATTTTCTTTAATTAAAATGAAGTAATTATTGTTGGGAGATATTTTTATATTAACTTCAATATCACTTTCAGAAGAAACATAATCCAATATAGTCAAAAAAGAATTCAAAACAATTTTTTCATCTTTATTATAAAAAATTTTAATGTTTTTAACATCATCTATAGATTTAACCCAACTATCTCCTTTTTTACTACAAAATGTTGGTAATTTGTCTTTTTCTAATATTATTCTATAGTATCTTTCTGTGTCTACTGTTGTGCTAGAATCTGTAAATAATTTTGTATAATTTTGTATTTCTTTTATGAACTCTAAAGATACATTGAAAGAACATACACATGGCATAGTTTCATTAGACAGAATACTATTCCAAATAGTATCATTTAAAAAAGGCATTTGAGAGAATTCAAAATCACTAGTATGAAGTTTTATGCTGGTATTCTTGTTTTTAAATAATATAGAAGAACAAACGTTATTATCACCATTTCTTTTAAAAAGAAATTCCCCATCTATTTTTTCATTTTTTGTTTTTATCAATGATTCTACTACTTTAATAAGCTTTGTAGTACTAGACATTGGCAACAATATTTTACCATCTATATTATCTGATTTTGTAAATGGATTTTGTAATCTTCTGTAAATTAAATATGATTTGCTAGAAGGATGTGCCTTTGTATAAATGCTATCATTAGTAACTTCTAATATCTGCTTGTTGTTGATATCAGAAAATTTAAGAAAATTTAAAAATTCCCTTAAAGAAAGTTCACTAAATTTAATTTTATTTGTATCCATTTTTATAGTATTTCGTTAATATCAGTGTTACTAGAAATTTTGTCTAAATCATCAAATTTTTCTTTTGGTCTAGGCTGATATATTACATTTCTGCCTTTAGGATATCTTTCATTAAGTTTTAATACATTATATTTTATAATATCCATTAAAGTAAAATTAAATAATTTTAATAATACCATATAATACCACAATAAATCTCCCATTTCTGATTTTAACTTGCTTTTATCAAGCTTTTTACCATGATAAATTGATTTTCTTATTAAAGAAGTAATTTCTCCAGACTCTTCGTTAATTCCCATTATCACAGAAGATAGCTGATCTGAACGATTTTCTATAATAGATTCATTGAATCCTCTTATGCAATACTCTGAATATTTGTTAATATAGTCATTATGACTTCTTGTAATATAATTGTTGGTTGGAAAAACTATTTTAAAGAAAAATATTTTAAAAACTTTATACTCTCTTAAAAGAGAATGATCTTTTTTATCTAATAATTCATATAGTCTCATTGCTATTATAAAATATTAACAAAAGTTGGTTTCATCTTTAAATACAATTAATTTTTTGCCTGAACTTAAGTAAGCTCAGGCAAAAAAAATATGAATTAAATTTATTTTATTCGCTTGTTTCTGATTCGCTTGTTTCTGATTCGCTTGTTTCTAATTTATCTAATATTTCTTGAGCTAATGTTACTGTTTTTTCTATTTCAGGAACAAAAGGAATTGTTTGTTTTATAAAAAATTCTTCATTAATGATTTCTTTAGAAAACAATCTTTTACCAGCATCATATTCTAAAAATGATGCTGCATAGATCATTTCTGCAGTATCTGCTGGATTGTCATTATTTAAAGACAATAATTCTTTAAAACTGACTGGTACTGCTAAAGAACCTTTATAATCAAAAATTTTTTTAGCAACTTTTAAAAAATCTGCTTTTGAAACACCAGATTTTAATTCTACTAAATAACCATTTATTACCTGTCTTTCAACAGTTGGTTGAACATTACTGATTAATTGTGATTTAACTATTGTAGCCATTTTTAATTTTAATTTTGATTTGAATGATATTTATTAATATATATACACAACCCAAAATTAAAAAATATGATAGATGATGATTTAATAGAACAAGAAATGAGAAGAATAAATGGCTTCAATGAAGAAGACATCATAGAAGAAAATGATTATCCTTACCAAGAAAAAGAAATTATAGAAGAAAATGATAATATTGACTTTTATGGAAACATAAAAGTTATGATGAAAGATGGCTTGCCTTATCTGCCACCAGAAAATTCAATAATTGAAAAAGAAACAACTAACAATCAGCAACCAATACAAAAAAGTTCTAATACAAATAATAAAGAAATATTAATATTGCTAGAAAAAGCAAAAAAAGAAGAAATAGAACTGACGATTAAGATAAGTACAATTAAGAAGAGTTTATTTAATGTATTAATGGAAAATTTCCCAGAGGATAAAGAAAAAATATTAGAAATCTTATCTGATGGTATAGATCAATCAGATAGGGAAATGTTGAGATCATCTATAAAAGAATCTATTAAAAAATATTTTGATGAACAAAATTAAAATAGTGCTATCAGAAGTTTTTTTAGATGATGATATATTTCCTGGATACGAACTGATTGATGTTGGTAAAAGCAATTTATTCCAAAAAAACAATGATATAAATATATTTTTTGATGTAAAAAGATTAATAGAAGAATGTAATAAACTTATATCAAAAAATCAAAAACCACTAGTTATTTTAGTTAACTCAAAAGTAGATAATGAAGCTATATATGATAAAATTTTCAATATGAATATACCTTTGTCTTTATCATTAATAATGGAAGAATTTAGAGAAGACAAAAGATTTGAAAAAATCTATACGGTTGATGAAAATTTATTAGTAAAAATACATATCTAATGAGAGTGTTTAATTTTTTTTCATTTAGGAATATAAAAAAGAATGAAAAAGGCGATCTTGAATTTACAAAGCCGTTAATAGAAAATTTCAAAAACGTTACTAAAGAACAATCTTCCTTCATCATTACTAAAGAATTAGAAATGAGACCAGATCTAATATCCAACTTAGTAACAGAAGAAAATGAAGATTTTTCTGATATGATATTAAAACAAAATGGATTAGGTTGCTTTACAGAAATAAGAGAAAATATGATTATTGAGATTCCAAATGTAAATTCTGTATTAGCACAAATTAAAAAAACCAACCAAAAACAAGAAAATCAATCCAAAAAAGAGCTTAATAAAAAATTACCAATAAAAGATAAACAAAGATTATTAGAAATAATAGAAATTAATGAAATAAGAACACCAAACATGGTTGCTGAAGGCTCTTCACCAATAGAGGTTAGCAATGGTGTTATTGAGTTAGGGACTGATGTTGTTTCTAAAAAATGTAAACAAGATTTAACTAAATCTCAATTAATTTCAGAACAGATAAAGAAAGCTATTAAAGATAAAATAAAAAACCAAAACGATCAAACAACTAATTTTGAAGAAATATCAAATGCTTCAAAAAGAGTAGAAGCAACTTTATTTTTTAACAATAAGCAAGCAGAAAAAAATAATATTAGCAACTTTAAATTAAACCAATCTTTTTAGCTAAACTCAATCTAATAGATTCTTTTAATTTTAAATCTGATATTATACTATACATTTTTTCTTTATTAAAAGAATCATTATTTCTAAATATTTCTTTAGTTAATTCATAAGAATTATCTACTCCTTTTATTTTTAAATAAAGTTGAATGAATTCTGAATAAACTTGATAATTGTTATCTAGTTTTTTTGAATCTTTGTTTACGTAAAGTTCTCTAATACCACTAGAAATATTTTGTATAGCTAAAGATAAATGTGCATAAGGAACTGCTATATTTCTCATGATAGTGCTATCACTAAGATCTCTTTGTAATCTAGAAATTTCTAATTCATTTATAAATACATCAAATAAAGCCTTAGAAATTTTTAAATTACCTTCTGCATTTTCAAATTTTATAGGATTTACTTTATGAGACATAGTACTACTTCCAACTTGCTCTTTATCAACTGCAATTAAAAAATCACCATTATGTATGGAAATCCAAATATTTTTACACATGTCTTCAAGTATTATAGCAATTCTTTTGAATTTTTCCATATTATCTCTAATAGAAGAGTAATAATCTATTTGTGAAGTTAACTCATAGCTACTATATCTTTCAAAATTGTTTCTGAAATTTGTATTTTCCCTAACGTATCGATTAACAAATGATAAAAAGAAATAATTCCAATCAAATTTAGAATCTATTAATTTCAAACTAAAGAGATTATTAACAGCACCACCAAATTTTATTTTACCATTTTTTAATTGATCAATTTGATTTTTAATTCTTTCTTTGTAAGTAGAGAAATATTCATTTACAGTAATTGGTATTGCTATTTTACCATGTGTATATGAAGGTAATTTTGCATTTAAATCAATTGAAGAAAAAGAACTTTCCATAACAAAAAGCTCTTTTATTATGTTATTGTTTAATTCTATAGCACAAATATTGTAATAAAGTATGTTTAAATCTTGACTTGTTAAACCAAAATGTAAAAATCTTGCAAAATTTTGTAAGTTATATTGAGATAATATGTAACTTGCAGTATATTCAATACTTTTTATTTCATGTTTTGTAACAGATTCTTGTTTCTTAAAAAAATCTATAATTTTATCTTTTTCTTCTTTATTATTGCGAATATTTTCTTTTATTAAAGAAAATGCTGCTTTTTCGTCTTTAGTTAATTCCTTTTTTAAGTAATTTAATAAGAAATGTTCTAAATAACAAATTTCAATATTAATGTATGTTAGTATTTTTTTATCTTCACTGATAATATTATTAATATTTGCTAACTTATCAGAGTATCTAGAATCTAATGGACTTATCATTTTTAAATAGTTTTTATTGTAATAATGGTAGTAGTTATTAATAAAGTAGTTAACAATAGGTAGTTTAGTAGATTAGATAATACAAGCTTTCCTTTTAAAGACTTGTTTTCATCTTGTAAATATTTTATATCAGCATTTTTTATTGTAATTATTGAATCTTTCAAATTTACTTGCAATTGTAAATTTTTTATTTGATTTCCCTGCACAAGTTGTATAGAGTCATTTATTAAATTTAATTTTTGATTATTAATGTCTTTTTGTTGCAAATAATCTCTTTCAGCAATTATCATATTAACTAATATGATTTCTTTGTGAGAAAGAAAAACACCACTATCTTTTTCTAATACTATCTTCTTGAGCGATTGCCCTTGACAAAAATAAGATAGATTCATCAAGAGAATTATTAGAAAGAATCTGTATTTTGTTTTCATAATCTTTTTTTATTATATAGTTATTTGTTACAATTTGTGATTTAGAAGAATCTAATAAAATTTTTATTGAATCTAATTTTAAAAAATCTTTTTTTAAATCTTTAATTTGATTTTCTATATTAGATGTATCTACTGGTTTATAGCTTTTTTTAATATCATTAAGATAATAAAATAAACCAGCTAAGCATAATATTAATAAAATTATTATTAATACTATTTTATAGTCCACTTGGCTCTCCGATTTTTCCATACGGGTTATTTGGTTTATTAGTACTTGTTCCTATATTTCTGTTATTGAAAATTAATTCACAATTATCTATAACGTCTGCAACACTAGGTTTCGGTAATATTCTACAAGAATTTATTACATGCTGATATTCAAAGTCTAAGCATCTATTGAAAAATCTTATATTTGAAATATTTAAATTAGATCCCAACAAGTAAGGGCTACCATTATTGATATCTATGTTTAGAAAATTAGAAGTTTCTTCTATTTTATCATGCAGCAGTAAACTTGTTGAATTAGTATTATCATCTAATAAATTCCATATGTATGTTCCAAAATACTTAAATTGATTATTAATATTAAAATTAATACAATACCACTTATTTAAATCTAAAGGAGTTATATTAAAATGTCTTTGATTAATGCCATACATTAATAAGATTTTATCTTCCAATAAAAATAAGGATAACTGCTTTTCTCCATTTATATTAAACAAATTAAATGAATCAACTAAAGTTAATTGAGATTGCTCTTGAGTAGATAATAATCTTGGAAGTTCTATTATAAATTTATTGTTAACTATGCCTCTTATTTGATAATACTTATTACCAATTTGTAATATTTTATATTCCTTATAAATTGATGTTTTACTAATATCAAATTCTAATTCCAATAAGTCATTGCTAATACTTTGAGATATAAAATTGATATTAATATTATCTAATTTTTTAGTTAATCGTATCCAAGAAGCATAGCCAAATGATTTATCTTTGTTAATATTAATTTTTGCTTTATAAGACAAAGCTACGTTAAATTTACTTATAAAAGAAAAGTTATACATGTTCTTTATTAATTCAGAGCCATTATTACGAATATCTACAAACGATATCGTATTATTGCTATCAACATATTCTCTAACATTATCATCAGATAAAGTTTTATTAGAATTTTGATTGTCATCTACAATATCTTGTATATCTTCTTTTTCCTCTTTTGAATATATCTTATCTAAATTTAAAGTAAAATCTTCTAAAAATTTAATTGTATCATCAGATTTTTCTACAGATTTATCATCTTCAAATTCATCTAAATAAAGCACATAAGAAAGTGCTGATTGGTTAGTACCTTTTTTAAGATAATTGCTACTAACATAGTACATCTTATTTTCTATTGGGAAATATAAAAAATCGCCATTAGTTGGTTTTTCATTTAGTCCAAATATTGATTCAAAATAATTTTTATCAACCTCTACTTCAAAATTCTCAAATTCATAACCCCATTCAGTTATTTCTGGTTTATTTTCTGGAAACTGGTCTTCTTGTAAAAATAAATTAATACATTTATATTCTTCTTCTTTATAATGAGTATAAGTTCTTAAAGATGAATTAACCCCGCTAGGTAATGGTTTTATATGCCAATAATTTGCTTTAACTCCTCTATTAGAGTTTAACCAAAAATTTAATTTTTTATCAATATTAGCAGCAAATTCACCTATTTCTAAAAAATCGAAAGTTTTAAATTCAGAATATTCATTTAAATCAGGATCTATATTTTGTGGATATGTTTTTTCTTCAAATTCTATTAATAATCTATAAGATTTGATTGTAACAGGCTGTAAAATAGAATTAGAAGACATAAAAAATTTAAAACCAATATAAAATGGCTGTTGCTCTGGAACTGGTACTTTATCATCCACTATAGACCAAAGACTCCAGTTTTTATTATCAAAACTTGTAGAATAATACACCACTATAGAGTGATTATTAGTATAATTTTCAAATTCATGGCTGAAACTTATACTAATTACATCTTTAAAATTATCTGGTATTTTATGTATGAATAAGCTGCCTTGATTTTTTAAAATATGATTTACTTTATAGACAAATTCTTTCATCATCAAATATGTATCATTAAAGTATATAAAACATGTATAAAATAAAATTAATATCTTTATTTAAAGAGATAAGATTTCAACTAGAAATTAGAGAAATTTTTAAAGAAATAGTATTAAATGCTACAATACAAGAAAAGTACTCTATTAAAGATGAAGAAGGTGAAGAAAATGGAGTTAACCTATCAAAAATGAACGTATTATACGTTTGGATACCAATACCAGATAGATTAGAACCACAGCAACATGAATCTTTTATAAGTAATTATTTACAATTGCTTAGCGATATAATGATGCAAAGTGATTTAATAGGTCTACTTAAAACTGATGCTTTGGCATTTAAAAATGAAGACAGTTATTATTTTTTAATAAAATATTATAGACCATTTCCTCTTAAAGTATTATTCTATTCATTAATAGAATTAAGTATACTTTCATTATTATTTTCTTATTTTATAAAAAAATCAGATATAATTTTCAATATTTTAAAAACATTAATTAATCATTTATTTCTATGAATAAAAAATATTTTTATTATTTGTTCTTGTTTATACCGTTTTGTTCATCTACAGTATCCGCTATACACATAGAAAAATTTTTAAGACTTGGTAATCCCATATGGTTAAGTATACCAGTAGCTTCTGTTTATGAAGCTGCTAATATAATTATAGTAATGCTATTATCTGACAAAATATTAAAAAATAGGACATTTGCCTTTATTACATTTATAATTTTAATATTTATGCAGGTAGTTGGTAACGTATATTTTTCATATGAATATTATTCTAAGTATATTGTTGGAGATTATTTTAAAGAAATATATTCAATAATATTTGATGAAACTGATGAAAAATTTATTAAAGTAATATTGTCTTTATTAATAGGTGCTGTAATACCAATAGTGTCTCTATTATTGACAAAAATAATATCAGACATGAAAAATGAAAACGAAGAAAAATTAGACCAAGATCCTGTTAAAAAAGAAATAGAAACAGAAGACTTAGTAAAAAAAACAGAGGAGAAAGAATTAGTAGAAGAAGCTAATAAAGAAGAAATTAAAAACAATTTATCTAATTATCAAGATAAAGATATATATAGTAATATTAGTAATATTAAAACCGATGATATTAGATAAAAATACTTGCTTAGAATGTTTTAATTGTGGAGAAAAAGAAAAAAATCTTATACTAGACGTTTTTTGTTTTAAAATAGACTCTGACGATAATTGTGATAAATTGTGTTTAAAAGATTTAAAATTACCTGTAACAGATCATTCTTGTCTTACAAAAACATTATTGGAAAAACAAAGTATAATATTAGATTCTAGCAAAATATTTCTTGTAAAAGTTGATAAAAATAAAAATGTTTGGTGGAGAAAAATAAACAGGTATACAGATTTATTTAAAAATATAAGCTACGACCTACAATTACAATTAAACACAGTAAATTTAGCTAATGATAATACATTAATAGAGTATTCATTAACAATGACTCAAAATACGTCTTCTGTGTTAGTTACTTGGAATAACTTTCCCACTAGCGTATTTGCTTATAACGGGACTACATGGAGTAATTTGACTAATGTTACATGGAATACTTTCAATCCACTTAATCTTAATACTTTACACCAATATCCAACGTTATCATTAAGTGGTGAATTTTCTATGAACTTTGATGGTAACATTCAATCAAAAACTAAAGAAATAACCTTTGAATTAACCAATGGGTATTTTAAATATTCTATTGTTTGTGAAATTACTTTAGATAAGCTTAATAATACTATAACTAATGAAATAAAATCAGTTATATTAACTGGAGAGTTATATTCAGAAGAATTTATAGTTACTAATAAATCTAGTGCAGTAACAAATAATGGTTCAGAGTTACAACTTGATGAAGAACATAACATTTTTACACAAAAGGTAGAAGAGTTCTTTTCTTTAAAAGGCTTTTTGTTTCTTTCTTCAACAAAAGATATTTCATCTATTAAAATTTTTAACCAAGACAAATCAAGTAAATCTCTTTCAATTATCAAATATTCATAATTGAAACTTGATAAAAATTACTCAATATATATAATCTCACAATTAACTAATTATTAACTAAAAAAAGATCGCTATGACTCTAGAACAATTAGAAAAAGAAGTTGCGACCGAAACTGGTCTAACTATCAAAGATTCGAAAGCTGCAATCACAGCTATTTCTAAAGCTTTATTAAAAGACTTAAAGAAAGGTAATTCTACTAGAATTCCTTCTTTGGGAACATTTTCAGTAAAACAGCATAAAGCTAGAACTGGAAAAAACCCAAGAACTCAAGAACCAATTCAAATTCCTGCTAAAAAAGTTATTGCTTTTAAGGCAGCTAAAGTGGTTCGTGAGGCTATTAACAAAAAATAGCCTTTTTAAAAAAAAAAGTAATAATGACCAACGAAACTAATTCGTTGGTCATTTTATATTAGTACTTTACTAAAAATCAAATAATATGAAATATTCTAAATTCAAATCAATCTATTTACAGCTAGAATCAATTTCTTCTTATCAAGAATTACCAATAGGTGCTGTTCTTGCAAAAAATCTTTCAAAAATGAAAAAAATTATTACAGAAAAAGAAGAAGAAATTGAAAAAATAGTACAAAAATATGCAATATTAGATGAAAAAGGTGAATTGCTAGGCATAAAGCAAGAAGATGGCACTAGAAAAGATTTGAAAAAATCTCCATACACTTATGATGAAATAGACGTAGAAGATAGAGAAAAATTCCAAGAAGAAATTAAAAAAGTAATGGATTCAGAAGTTGAATTTGAACCAATATCAATTTCCTCATCTAAAAAAATTTTCGTAAAATACACTAAAGAAGATGATAAAAAAGGCGTAATAACTTTAGAAAGACAATCTACATTAATTGATGAACTAGAGCAAAAACTAGTACCAGTTGCAATATCGTTTCTAATAGACAATAATATTTTATTAGAAGATTAGTGCAATCTTAATAATAATATTCTTTTGGAGGGTTTCCCCTCCAAAAGAATATTTTAAAGTATTACTTTATTAATTATCAAATATAACTTTTGAATCTACAAATTCAGAAGTACCTAATCCGAAAAGATAAACGTTATTATATTTTTCCATTACTGGCTTAACAAATTGATCTAACCATCGATAACATTTTTGTGATACAAAATCAGTAACCCCTTCCATGTCTGGATCAATCCAATTCATAAAATTCATATGAATGTATATTTTATGAATAGTTTGGTTATACTTTATTGCTTCATCAAGATTTATACTAGAGTATGTTGCAACCCTTCTAGGTAATTTAGTAAGACTAGTTAATATTGCAGATTCTTTAATAATTATTCCATTTTCTTCTTGTAAGGCTTCCCAAGTAATTTCTTTAGAATCTGGGAAAAAATCTCCGCTGTATGAGTCAACTTTATTATAAGGTATTGATGGATATCTGTCTATTAATGGTTTAGTAAGATGTATGTTAGGCCTGCTAGTTACATAGATAAACTTATCTCTAATTATTATTTCAAAATAATCGGGCGGATATTCATTAGCAATAGGTTTTATTAATTGTGCTATTTTTTCACTAATAGAGTCAGAATCTTCTGGTAGATTTTCTCCAAAATGATTCTTATATAACTCTTCAATAGAATAAGAATTTATTGACTCTGATTTGCTAATTAATTTATAAGAAGCTATTCTAATAGGATAAGTTCTATCATTAAGGAATACGTTACCAACAACAGATGGTGGTAAAAATCCATCATTTAAAGCAGAACTAACTGTAACATTTCTGCTAGTGGTATAAGGAGCAAATCTCCAATAATTATTACTTAATGGAAATCCTTGCCCAATAGAGTATAAACCACTTTTACCTTTACTTAATAAGTCTAAAATTTCCTCTTCTACTACACATACCATATCCGATATTTCTTTAATATCTTTAGCAGTAACTAAAGTTTTATTTCTAACAGCTTTTTTAGCAAGAACAGCACCACTACCAGAAGCAGTAGTACCAGTTTTTATAGTTCCATCTCTAAGATCTTCTTCGCTATAATAATTACCATCTAGATCACATAAACCTTTTTCAAAATCTATATCAATTTTTTGAATAACAGCTGCTCTACTAGAAATTCTTACTTTTGATCTTGGAATACCACAAAATTCTATTTCTTTAAATAAAGATTCTAGTTCAAAACTTGCTCCAGAAGTAATGAATATTTTTTCAAGTTTGTCATGGTACAATGAACCGCTAGGTAAAGCTTTAAAAACTATTTCTACTTTTTCTCCATTAGAATTTGTGTCTGTTACCGTATGAGAAGCATTTGCAGAATTACTAGTCAAAATAAATGAATAATCAGTATTTTTAACTAAAAAAGCTTCTAAAGAGCCTTTACCAGAGCTACCTTGTGCAGCATCTAAAAGAAAATTTATTTTACCAGGAATTATGGTATTATTAAGTTTGTTTGAGTAATTAAATTTGTTTTTCATATTAATTCGTATTATATTAATTAGTAAAATTTATTTGCCTTAATAAATTTGCTAGTTATAAACTTATTTTATTAAAACTGTAATAATAGAAAATATAATTTTTGTTTCAGTATGTCTATAACAAAGATAAAAAAACATAAAATAAAAATATTATTTTGAAAAAATATATTTAAAGGAAATATTAAAAGTACAATTATAAACTATTCCAATAATTAATAAAGACAGTAATACTGCTAATACATTGGTATTAACAATAAAAAAACCACACATTATTAAAGAAATTATTTTGATACTTTTAAAAAAATGCCAAGCGTCACAAAATTGAACAGGAATATTTATGCCAATTTTAAAAAAAGATATTTTCTTTCTAGAGCCATCTTCATTATACTTATTTTTCCAACCAACATTATAATGATCTGCAAAAAAATATAATATGAAATGATGTAATCTGGTTGTTGGCTTTTCTATATTAAATATAGATTTATTCCAATGGAAACATATTTTATCCATTATAGCACTTGAAAAACCAGACAATAATGAAAAAAATATCATTAAAAGTATTTTGATTAACATTATAAAATGTTTTTGTATTCTTTGTAAAGAAGAACTATTATACTAATGTATGTGCTTAATATTAGATACATTATAATTGACCCAACAGACATTAGTGATAATACAGCAATTCCTATTATTATTAATGGTATTGAATAATATCTTAAAGCAAATACATGTAATACAAAAACTATAAAGAAGAATAACCCAAATATTAGATATCCTTCTGAATCTAATTTTTCAGTGTCTTGATTAAAAAATGTACTTATAGATAAGAAAGTAAAAATAGCAAAGACAATTTTTACTTCTAATTTAGAAGTAAAAATTAAATATTTAATAAAATTAATAATATCCTTCATAACTAATCAAAATGTTCTTTTCATTTATTTTAGCAAATTGTAATAGTTTCTTATACTTTAAAGAATAAAATATTTTATTAAAATTATTTAACGGTAAACTACATTCACTATCTAAGATTATTTCGCTATTGTTATCTAACAAAAAAATTTTAACATAATCTTTAGTAGCTATAAATATTTTGTTTAAATCTTTTACATAAGAAATATTTGTTATATCTACTCCACTAAAAATAGGCTTTATAGGATATATTTCTCCAGTAGTATGAACTCTTGCAAGATTTATTTGATCATTATTTAATACAAAAAACATTTTATCAATATATGGAGTTATTCCTTTAAATGAAGTCCTGTTCTCTATTATAGAAAAAGACTTTGCTTTAATATTGCAATTATATAATTTTTTTGTTCTAGTATTAACAAAGAACAAATTATCATTAAAAATATTAACTAAATCAATGTCTAAATCTTTATAAGAATATATCTTACTATAATTCTTTGAAAATATATCAAATCCTTTATCATTGACTATTACTAAATAATTTTCGTTAGATAAAATGCCTTTATAAAAGCTATCAAACGCTATATGTTTCTTAATTAATCTTACATTAGTTTTATTATTACTGATTGTTACCTTTAATAATCGATGAATACTTGATGAGATTTCACTAACAAGTATGTAAACGTTATCTTTAAAATATAAAAAATCTTTGATATGATAATATGAGTTGAGCTGTTGCTTATTAACTATTTCAAATGAATCTACAGAAACTGTGTATAATATATTATTATTGTCAATAATTAACAAAAAATCTTTATAAAAGTATAGATGATTAATGATTAATTCATTTAAAATAAATCTAAAATTGTAAGTATGACTAGTACAAATATTTCTTTTTTCTACACTGGATGGATCTTCTATTTCTTTTAAAAAATTTTCTTTATCAACGCTGCTAATTAACTTATATAAAGAATTATTATATAAAAATAAATCAAACTTTTTTGAAGGAATTTCCCCTTTATCAAAATTAAAGAAAACTTTGTCTATTTTAGCCATTAATTAATGAGTTAATCTTTGATAACTGTGATTGTGTTAAAGCATTTTTAAACCAATCTTTACTCATCATTATTTTCAAATGATCAATATTTCTTTCAATAATTTCTGCTTTTTCTTCATCATTATTGCTTGAAGATAATAATGATTCTATTAAATTAACAGAATCGAATGCTGCACTAATTGATTTTTCTATTTGTTCTTGAGTAAAATTTTCCATGTTACAATTTTATTATAACTTGATTATTTATTATTTCAACTTCTAAAGCAAAAATAGCTTCATAATCTAATTCACCTTCTTCTGTACGAGGTAAAATATTTTCATCTATATCAAAAACCTCATTTTTACCATTATTTTTTAAATCACCTATTGCTACTATTTTATTATTGATTATTTGTACTTTCATAATATTTTAATTTTTTTATCTAAAATCATATCTTAAAATATGTCTAACAGTTGCAACACCAGCAGGACCAATATAATAATAATACTCAAGTTGTTTATTAAAATATCTTAATTGTGAAAACATTGGTATGTTAATCACAACAGACTCACCTGTCATAACATTAATAAAATAAGCTAAACCTAATGGATTATTAGTAGCTGCAAATAAAGCCCAATCTGGATTACTTGCATCGTATAAAACTTGATAAGCATTATTTGGAGCAGTTATTGAATTTCCTAATGTCAATGAAATTGTAGGTTCACCTGTTGATGGATTTATTTCAAGAATTCTTAAACCACCAACACCAACATTACTTTGTGAAAAAAATACATAAGTTTTACCATTGCTTGCGTAAATAGGTTGTATATAATGTGTCATATTTCCAAAATATGGCATATTATATGTACCAATCAGTGCATATGTATTAATATTATATACTCTAAAAGTATTAGCACCATTTGTGCTTGTACATATAAATCCATTTACTTCATCAAACCACCAAACCATATATGTAAATCCAGATCCTGTAGTTTGGTCTATCAATAATGTTGTTGTAAGTGTAGTAGAATCTATTTCATATAATCTAAAAAGAGAAACTGTTGATTGAAATGTTACATAGTATAAACGATTATTTCTAACTATATAATTCCCTCCAGATATAGTACCACTATAGGTACTTGTAAATGTTCCAATAATAGTATTAGTAACAGCATTCATTCTTGTTATAGTCAAAGTGCCAGCTACGCTAGTAATAGCCCAATATTCGTTGTTTATATAAACTACTCTTATAACATCGTGGCTACAATTTATATTTGTTATATTTGTGTATATTTCATTATGATTTGGCCTTGTAAATATTATTACGTTATCAGTGTTGGGTCCACCTGCTATTACATACTTATCATTTATTTCATCATATAACCAATTTTGTATACCTAATAAACCATTACCATTATTTGTATTACCAGGATTAACGGTCATGTATTTTAATGAGAAGGTATTAAATGGATTTATTTTATCCACTTTCTCAGGATTAGTAAATGGTGTTTCGCCAGCATTTAATGTAAATCCATTTCTAACTATGTAAGTTCTCCAATCGTTAGTTGCTGCTTGCCATGCAAATTTCTGTCCTTCTGTAAACACAGAAGTGTTTGTCCAAGTAAACAATTTTTCATTATCTTTTACTTTTTTAGCAAATCCTTGCGACATATCTAATTAAATATTATAAAATTACTAGAGTTTGAATAAAACAAAACTTTATTTTTGGTAACACTTTTTGTAAATTCTCCTTTATCTATTTGAATAGTATATGTGTTTATGACACCATATATTAAATCAGCATTGTTTCCATTAATAATAAAATCATTCTTGTCTACTAGCAATTTGTAGTTTATTAGCAACAAAGTATCTTTACCTATTTTATTATATGATCCTTTTTGTATGTCAATTATATAATTTTTTAATAAATCTAAATTGATTCCTGATAAATTATATTGTCCATTTTCTTTTTGTATAAAGTAACTTTTTAATAAAGAAAGATTATTACCAATTTTGTCATAATTACCAGATATTATGCTAATGGTGAAATTTTTTAATAAATCAGCTTGATTACCTGTGTAAATTAGTGTAGTACTCTCTTGTGCTAAATAATAATTTTTTAACAAATTCACTTGGTTACCATTTATTAAAAAAGAAGAATTTTCGCTACTAATATAAAATTTTTTTAATATATTTGTATTTTTACCAGTGTATTGATAATCACCTTTATCAATAGATATCAATCTGTTGTAAGCATAATTAACATCTTTGCCAGTGTATTGATAATCATCTTTTTCTGCTATTATTTTACTAACCTTTAACAATTCGTTATCAATACCAACGACTGAATAAGATGTATTATTTAAAGAAATTTTATTAACCTTTCTTAAAGAGATGTTGTTACCATTTACTAAATATGTTCCCTTTTCAGCATCTATTGTAATACCAGAAGGGGGTATTTTGTCAGACTGACTTCTTAACTTGAGATCTTTATCACTAGGTAGTAATTTACTAGAAAAACTCCTTAAATATAAGTCTGACATATTATATTGCTGTTGGAGTAATATTAAAATCAGTTACATCAAAAACATTGGGGCTTCCTACTTTTCTAGCAGTAATAACATAATTGCTATCATTATCATATCTAAAGAATTCATAAACGCCAGTAGTAGGATTACTAACAGTAGATCCAATATAAAACATCTTTCCATCAACAAATTTATGTAAATAAACATCACAGCTACCCAATATAGAACCAGAATTATCTCTAGTGACCCCCGATATTTTATGTGTTGGTTGATAATATTCATCCCAAACACACTGCACCCAGTAAGCATTTTGTAAATATTGATTTGCACTTGCTGTTGGTAAAAAAGAAGTAACCAAAATTGCTTCTCCAGGTCTTAATACAAAGTCTGTATCTTCTACTAATTTTGGAAGCAAATTATTGTCCCAAGAAACTTGTTGCTCTGCTGCACCTCTTAATCTATTTGTATATTGCTGATAAATTTGTGAAGTAAAATTGGTATTTATATAACTATTATTACCATCTTCTACTGATGCTAATATTTTAACACCTTGATTTGATGACTCAATAGTGTGAAATGCGTTCTTATTTAATTCACAGCCACCAGAAATATCTTTTGCTGATAATCTACAAGTTCTAACCAAAGGATTTATACTGGTAGATACAACTATAGAATCGTCTTGCACTAATAACCTTCTTACATATATTGCTACAGTAGAACTATATTGATTAACTATTGCAAACAAATTCTGTATTGTAGAACTATTTCCAGGTTGTATATTGGTTACAGAAGTTCCTGTGAATAATCTCATATATAATATTAGATATTATCATCTTCTTCCCATACACATTGTACAAACCAATGATTAGTATTTGGGTTAGAAGTACCAGCAGCTGCGACTACCTGTACTAATAAAGACTCATTTGGTCTTAATATAAATGGTGTACTTTCAATAAATGTTGGTAATAATGAATTATCCAAAGCTAATACCTGGCCAGCAGCAGTATGTAATCTCATACAATATTGTTGCCAAATAGTATCACCTGCTGTGGCTGTAATGGCTGTAGCCGATCCGCCATCTGATGCACTAGCTGCTCTAATTACTACTTGTGAAGCAGAAGATTGTGTTGTATTAAATGCTTGTTTACTTAGAACAGTACCACCAGTAGGTAAAGAAGACGGGCGTGAAACTTTCACTAATGGCATAACAGCAGTTAAAGCAGCAGTAGCATCTAATTGACATACCAATTTTCTAATTTTTACCAATCTGTTAGAACCAGATTGATTTTCAATAGAAAATAAATTATGAGTGGTTGCTGCTGCTCCTAATATTCTAAATGATGCTGCTGCTCCTGTAAATACTACTGCCATAATTATTATTGTAATGTAAATAATCCATCAGTTCCATCAAAATCTATTATCAGCTGCTCACCATTTGCTAATGTTATTGAAGAGCCATAATCAAACCAAGCTATTAAATTTTTGTTCGTAGATGTATCATCATAGATTACTACATATCTAAATAGTCCAACAGAACCACCACTAGCCGTTAAGGTCAGATCTTGTAGCATTAACTTGTATAGACCACCTGTTTGAGAACTTGATAAAGTTGTTATATTTCTGCTACTTAAATTTGTGTAGCTAATTTGTGTAATATCTGCTAATATGGCATTTGAAGAACTTGGTGCAGTATTAGTCAATGCAACCATCAATTGATTAGAACCTAAATTGTGAACACCGTTAGCTATTGCTGCAACAAAAGCATGAAATTTATTATAAACTGCCATAATTAATTTTCTATTGTTTTACTAATTATGTTATATTTATTATTCAAATAAGCAAAACCTAGAATTAATGTTTTATTTGCTACAGTACTAGAAGGCAGCAAAGAACCAAAATCCTGATAATCTGAACCCCATGTTATTGACCTTTGAACCCCATCATCTTTTATTATTATTATAAATTTTTGAAAATCTGCAACATCTCCTATAGGATTGTTTATTGTTATATTTTGAGACAAATTTTTTATATTAAATGTATCAAAAAGATTAATTTGGGGAGTTAAAGAGCTTACATTGTTTAATGTTTGAACTCTTGGTATGTAATTTGTAATACTGTTTGTTATTCTGTTAAATCCTTGTGACATTATTGTATCTCCTCTCCATAAATGTTAAAAGATAAATTATTGCTATTAGATTCTACTCTTATAATGTCATTTCCAGAAGCAGTTATACCAGCAGTTACAATAAAAGTATCATAAGGTGATATCTCTAGTTGAAAATATAAATAGTCATTATTTTGAGTAGGGCCACCACCTACTGTGTGCGATATGTTGAATAAAGCAACTGTGTTACCTCTGTTACAAACAAAAATAGAACTAATAACAGTTTGTGTACCGTTTGGCACTACATATAAATCAGTTTCTGTGTTAGCTACTGGTGAAGAAGATCCTAATTTTTTTAAACCCATGTTAAGCTCCCATTAATAAAAATATTTTTTTATAACTTTTTAATGAATTATATTCGCTTTGTGTTAAATGAATATAATTGCCTTGATTTAAGCCATCTAGCTCATTATGTAATACTGCTTGCGAAGGTATAAATGTGTTTGATTCATAATTATACACATTACCGCTAGTAGAATTTTTTTGAATAATTATCTTACCAACTAATATTGTATGGTTAGTAACTAATTGTGGCAATGGTGGTTCTTGCTCTAATTCTGCATCACTTAATTTAGTATACTGATTTCTTCCTATTACTTCATAAATGTGATTATTGTTTTCTATGTCTCTATAATACCAGTTTACTACATAATGGTTATTAGATAATGGTGTCAAATTATTCCCATTATCATAATCTGTATTATTAATAGATGCCCCACCATTAAATACGGTTTTATCCCATTGGCCAGCAGTATGATATAATCTAAATAGAACGTCATCATTACTATTTATAGATGGAAGTATATTTTTTTTAATACCATTATAAACTACTCCTTGACCTATTGTTATTATTAAAGAAGGAGAGGCTAATGCAATTTTTAAGCTACCATTCTTTTTTACAAATTTGTTTACTTCATATAATCTGTCTAAAATTTTATTAGGTAATCCAGAAGCCTCATACTCCCAATCTAACACATGTAAGTTATTCCCATCTCTATATACAGTAAGATACTTAGCTAAATCACTTCTACGATAATTAGGCTCTGTTTGTGATATTACAAATTCTGGAGATCCTGAATTATAATCAACATATATGTAGTTAGTTGCACCATCTGCTAAATGTGGAAAATCAGTACCAGTGTCTCCACCAGTTACTGGAAGTGATTTTTTAGTACCAGAATAATTTTGATCATCAAACAATGATACTATTAAATTAGGCAATGTTATAGTACCATCATTATTATCGACAAAAGTATTAGTATTATAAAGTACTCCTACAAAATTATTATCACTAATATTACTTATTAATTTAAATTTTGATGGGTGCGTTTCTGGCGTTTGTCCAGGAATTGTATCTACGATTACTTCAAAAATATATTTTCCACCACTTGTATATTCATACGTTATATAATCATTGACAACGTATTTGTCAATAGGTTGATATTCATATAATTTTATACCTATTTTAGCCATTAGTATATTCTAAATTTACCACCACCAACATATTTAATAAAAATAGCACTCCATCCAGTCATATTATAAGAAGTACCTCCATCTATTGTTTCAGTGGCTGTATCAAATACCCCTATATCTACGTTTACATTAGCTCCCATGATCAAATAAGTTTTACCTACTCTTATAGAAGTAGTGTCTGGTAAAGTAAGACCAGTAGCTACCGTACAATTTAAAATGTAATCAGAATCAGTAATTGAATAACTAGGAGAACCAATATTTTTGATATTGTCTTCTTCTAAGCCACCTCTATTTATAATACCACCATCTATTAAAGTTAAACCATTAATTCTCATTCTTTCATTGTAAGTAGCTGCTGCAGCATTCACTAACACTCTATTATGAGCAGATATTCTTAAACTTTCTACTAACACATTTTGAGAGTTACCAGAAGGTCCAGCAGGAGCTACTCTAAAGATAATGTCACCACCAATCCCTGTACCTGTACCTCTTGAACCATCTATATAAAATATATTAGCAGCAGCACTTTCATTTGCTAACGGTGTTACATCGTTTACATTGCTTCCTGGCTTTCCATGTATAGAAAGAGAAAAACTACCAGTAAATGCAGATACTTGTCCTCTACCTAAAAATGCTTTATTAATTACTGTACTATCACTACCAATTATCATTACATTGCTTTCTCTAATTGCTGCTAGCATTCCAATAGCAATAGCAGAAGTATAAGAAGAATTTGTAAAATTAGCACTGCGACCAATTAATACACTTGCAGAGGCATTATTTGTATTATATCCTGCATCCCAACCTATGAATACATTATCATTTCCATTAGCATTATAAGCAGAATATACACCAATAGCAACATTTCTAGTTCCAATTGCCAGTTCTCTTAAAGAAAATGCTCCAATAGCAACATTTTCAGAGCCAGTAGTATTAGAATATGATGATTGATATCCTAAAGCAGTATTATTACTTCCTGTAGTATTGTAATATAATGAAAATACTCCAATAGCTACATTATTACCGCTTGTAGTATTAGAATATAGTGAATAAAGACCTAAAGCAGTATTATTAGATCCTGTAGTATTAAATCGTAATGATTCTCTACCTATTGCTGTATTAAAACTACCTGTAGTATTAAAACGCAACGAATCATGTCCAACAGCTGTGTTGCTATTACCTGTAGTATTAGAATATAATGAAGAATATCCAATAGCTACGTTGCTATTACCTGTAGTATTAAAAAATAATGAAGAATATCCAATAGCTACGTTGCTATTACCTGTAGTATTAAAAAATAATGACAAAGGGCCTAAAGCTGTATTATAAAAACCTGTAGTATTAAAAAATAATGATTGATACCCAATGGTTACATTTTCATATCCTGTAGTATTAGAATATAACGATCGATATCCTATAGCTGTATTGTTAGTTCCTGTAGTATTAAAAAATAATGATTGAAAGCCTAAAGCAGTATTATTAAATCCTATGGTATTAGATCGTAATGATTCTCTACCGATAGCTGTATTGTTAGTTCCTGTAGTATTAAAATATAATGAATAAAATCCAAT